ATCCGGGGTCTTAAATCCAAATCAGTCAGCTACGCATGTAGATCCAATCGGCAATGGCTTGCGGACGGGGGTTCGATTCCCCCCGGTTCCACCAGTCCATAAGCCCCAACCACTTTCGGTTGGGGCTTTTTTTCGTCTGATCGCGCCAGAAGCCGCGTGTTGTCGCGGGTTCGTGCGGAAGCCTGCGGACTTCGCTGGTGGCCACCGTGGCACCTTCCAGGGCCGGTTCCGCTCTCTCCTGGCCATTCTTCTCTCCGGCCTCGCTCTCCGCGAATGGCCCGAAGTCCGCAAAGGCCCGGTCCGGCACCCTTTGAAATCAACGGGTTACGCGCGGACGAATCAAGCGGTTGGATTGCGTCATTGCCTACCCGGTGGGGAACACCTTCGGCCAGGATGTTCCCCGCGCTGACCCTACCGCGCTTGCTCTGAAGCAGTGGCCTGCTGAATCTGGTCGAACAGACGCTGCGCGGCCTGCCTGACAGCGAGATCTTGGTCTGCACTGAGAGGATCGAGATCTACGCCGTCGCGGCCCGCTGCATAGGCGGGACCCCCGACGTCATCGTCGTACTCCGAGCCGTCCTCGTTGATCGCAAAGTAGGCATCCTTTGAGAGGTCCGTGCCGACCAGCCGGGACAGATACACCCAAGTCCAGCACCGGGCCAGATCCCCTTGATCATGGTCCTCGATGAGACGGAGCATGGCGTCCGTGTCCCCACTCTCGGCAGCCACGGTGAGCCAGTGCTTCGCGTCCGCCACGCGTCCCAGTCGCTCAGCAATCTCGGCAACGACCGTTGGATCTGCATCAACATCGTGACGCGGTCGATCGAAGAATGATGGATCGCCAAACCGCTCCGCCAAGTCCAGAAGCGCGTGTTGATTGCCGAGTCGACCAGCCTCACGAAGGTGACGGGCGTACTTGTCCGCTCGGGTGAGTCGAGCCGCATGGGCATCTGCCCACTCCTTCTCCACGCCTGTCAGCACTCGACCTTGCTGTGCCTGGGAATGCCAGTAAGAGCTTCCGGTCCCCTGATCGCTGCCTACATCGTCGTCGGGGGCATAGATCAGCGCCAAGGCGTAGTGAGCGAGAGCGTGGCCTTTGCTGGCCGCTACTTCCAACCCATCCAGCATGAGCGGTGCGAAATCAGCCTCGTCACTCTCTGCCCATCGAGCACCAGGCCGATCGTCTTGCTCGTCGCCGAACTGCTCGGTGTCGTCACCAGTCGGATCGTCGTCTACTCTGGACCAATCCCCACGCAGCTGGCTGATCAACGCCGAAATCCGTACGACGCCAATTTGGCGCTCTGCCAGGAAGGACCCGAGCGACACTGAGACCAGATCCGCGTTTTCAGGCGGATGCCCAAGCTCGATGCAGCGCCGCCTGACGGAAGCACTGTGCGAGGCAGTTCGCTTTTCGTCCGGACTTCGCTGTGTGAGGACGGTATCAACGCCGAGTGCGGCGTAGGATTTGAAGCCGAACGAGGCTGCAAGCAGCTCGTAAATGTGGGCTCTCTTGAGGGAGCCCCCCGTGTTGGCCTTGAGAAGTTGCTGCGCGGCGTACGCGAGTTCTTTGACTGTCATGATGGACCTTTCCTATGTGCCACGCCGATTTCGGGTCAGACGCACACGTTTAAGTCCCCGACGACGAGGCTCAAAGAAGAGGTTTTCAATGACAGTGAGGCGACGCCTTTTTTTACTCGTGTGCAAGTAAGGTGGGCACCTGTCGACATCTTAGCGTCGGCAGGCTGGATGGTCTACCTGAGCCTGGCGCGTTGGTCTTCCCAGAGCGCGGGCGGGTCGACCGCCAGGTCAAACAGCGTGACGTGGTTGGGCATGGCGTCATCCAGGATGGCGGCCACGATGTCCGGCGCCAGCGTGGTCAGGTTAACCATCCGGCTGACGTAGCTGTTGTCGATCCCTTCCCGGGCGGCGATCTCCTTGAGGGACTTGGCATCGCCCGACTCCAGCATGGCCAGCCAGCGGTGACCCCTGGCCAGCGCCAGCTGCAACGGCGTGGTGGCCGTGTCCCAGGGTCTGGCCTTCGCTGGTTGGCCCGTCACCGGATCGATCGGCAGCGTGACCAGCTTGCGCCCGCTGCGGCGTTTGATCCGGATCGGCACCGACAGCGTCACCCGCCCGTCGCTGGCAGCGATGACAGTCGTCTCGCCGGTCTTCTGGATGCTCGTCTCGCTCATGCTGCGACTTCGTCTGGCAGGCGCTCAGCCGCGGGCAGCAACTCCAGCACCACGCGTTCGACCCCGTTGGCTCGCAGCCGGACCTCCAGGTTGTTGGGCGAGATGATGACCTTCTCGACCATCAGATTGACGATTCGCGTCTGCTCGGCGGGAAAGAGTTGGTCCCATATCGCATCGAGCCGCAGCATGGCCACGGAGACCTTGGCCTCGTCCAGCGTCGGATCCAGCTGAAGTGCGCGAGGCAGTACGTCGGCCAGCATCTCCGGCGCCCGCAGCGTCGAGCGCAACTGGTCCAGCACCGCCGACTCCAACTCCGCGGCCGGCAGCCGCGGTAGGCCCGACGCCCCCGCGTGCTCCTTGGCATCGCGTTGCGGCACGTAGTACCTGTAGCGGCGACCGTTGGGCTTGGTGACGTGGTGTGGCGACATCGCTCGCCCATCGCTGCCGAAGACCAGGCCCTTGAGCAACTGTGGCACCGTGGCACGCGTGGTGTTGCCACGGACCCGGCCATTGGTCGCCAGGATCGTGTGCACCTCACTCCAGACGTCCCGGCTGATGATCGCCGGGTGCTCGCCCTGGACCCACTCATCGCGGTGCTTCAGCTCGCCCAGGTAGGTCCGGTTGTGGATCAGCTTGTAGATCAGCGTCTTGTCGATCGGCTTGCCGTCGCGCACCCGGCCGTCCTGCGTGGTCCAGGACTTCGAAGTGGCTCCGTCCAGCTTCAGCTCCTTGACGAGCAGCGTGCCTGAGCCGAGTTCGACAAATCGCCGGAAGATGTGGCGGACCAACTTCGCCTCGGCTTCGTTGGGCACCAAGCGCCGGTTCTTGACGTCGTAGCCGAGTGGCGGAATGCCGCCCATCCAGATGCCCTTGCGTTTGCTGGCGGCGAACTTGTCGCGGATGCGCTCGCCGGTCACCTCGCGCTCGAACTGCGCGAATGACAGCAGGACGTTCAGCATCAGCCGACCCATCGAGGTCGTCGTGTTGAACTGCTGCGTCACCGACACGAACGATACGCCGCGGCGCTCGAACACCTCGACCATCTTCGAGAAGTCGGCCAGGCTGCGAGTCAGGCGGTCGATCTTGTAGACCACCACCACGTCGATCTTGCCGGCATCGATGTCGGCCAGGAGGCGCTTGATCGCCGGGCGCTCCATGTGTCCGCCCGAGTACGCGGGGTCGTCATAGTCGTCTGTGACCGGGATCCATCCCTCGGCACGCTGGCTGGCGATGTAGGCGTGGCCGGCATCGCGCTGGGCGTCGATCGAGTTGTATTCCTGGTCCATGCCCTCGTCGGTCGACTTGCGGGTGTAGACCGCGCAGCGCAGGCGCCGCTTCAGCGTCTCAGTCATCGCTGGCCTCCCTTCTTCGCCTTCTGCTTTGGCGTCGAGATCGGCTTGATGCCGAAGAACACGGGGCCCGACCATCGGGTGCCGGTGATCTCGCGGGCAATCATGGACAGGCTGGGAAACATCCGGCCCTCGAATTCGTACTGGCCATCTGCCGTTACAGCCACGCGGTAGGCCACGCCACGGTACTCCCGGGTGAGGAGGGTGCCCGCCGCAGGGCGGAAGTCGCGGTCGCGCTTCTTGACCTTGCCGGTGGCCAGTAGCGACGCGATGCGGCGACTGTTGCGGTCGAGCAGTTGCGGGTTGACCTGGCGGAACGCCTGCTCTTGCAGCCGGTAGGCGATGCGGCGCTCCAGGAACTGCCGGTTGTGCGTTGGCGGGTCGGCGTCGAATAGGCTCAGCCAGAGCGACTTGATCGCAGGCATCTCAAGGTCTGACAGGCCAGCAATCTTTGCGGCCACGGTTGGCGGTGTCGTCCAGGTGTTTGTAGGTGCGTTCATCGGGCTTTCCTGACCTCGTTGTTGACGGGGTCTGCATGAACGCGCTGGTCGCCAGAAAAGCCAAGGTCAAACTCGCTCTCCAGTGGATGCTGCTGCGCGACTCGAATACCGGCAGTCCGCAGCCGCACCAGGCCGTTGGCCAGCAGCCCCGCGACTTCCTGGCGCCGCTGCGCCGGCGTCATCGCCTCCGGCGGCGTGTGTTTGATCTGGTGCATGGGTATCGCTCTCGTCCTTCAAACTCGCTTGCAGCGAAATTCTGCGGACGGGTTCGTTGCAACACCAGAAGGGAGTTGCAGGCCCGCGCGGGGCGAGGCGGGCTGCGGCAAAAACCGAGGCCGACTCAGGTCGCGAGTTGATGCGCCAGGATCGACTTCATGAGCGGGTTGCTGTGTGTCGGGCCCGCCACCCAATCCCGGATCTGGGCCTGGATGTGGCCAACATCAACGCCGGCGGCAGTGGCCGCGCGCGTCGTGGCGGCGTAGGCGTCCAGTACGTCGGCGCCGGTGATTTCGTAGCCATAACCGATCGACATCCAGCGCAGCGACGCCAGTCCCGCCGCCAGTGCGAAGGCGGGCTGCGTCTCGGCGAAGTCCCGCGCAGCGCGGGTCAGCGTGCGCGGATCGGTCGGGCTGGCGTTCGCCAACTCGATGGCGACGTCGAACAGGTCGGCATCCTTGGCCGCGGCGAACCACTTGCCCTCCGAGCCCGGTGTGCTGGCCACGAGGTCGCGCAGGATGTCGGCCGGCTTTTTGTGCGGGTACTTCCTGGCAATCGCCCGAAACGTGGCGAGATGCGTCCCGCCTTGATTGGCCTCGATCGCGTAACGCTGGTAAGCCTCGTCGGCCAGGCCGGACGAAAGCAGGATCGATTCGCAGGCCTCGGCGATCTGCATGCCCGGGTCGTTGAGCCCACGCGAGTCTTCGGCGTATCGCAGCGCCTCGGCCTTCCTGCCGAGCGCCGCCAGCGCCTGGACGCCCCACTTGCGGTCGTGCCAGAACTTGTAGGGCGCCATCTCCAACAAGCCGAGCAAGGGCTCGTACTGGCCGGCTGCCATCATGGCCGACAGGCAGGCAGCAGTGCCGTTGTAGTAGCCGTGGCCATTGGCGTGCGGCCTCCAGGCGTACTCAACCATCGGACGGAACTCGGCGATCCACCGCTCGGCCAGCTTGGGCTCGGCGCACAGGGTGCCCCAGTGGTCGGCCAGGCTCTCGATGTAGGAAATGCCATCCTCTTCGATGGCTTTCCAGAGCCGCTCCAGCCACTTCTGACGGACCTTGGCGTCCACAGGCGCCTTGGCGATGATGGGCACCAAGGTCTCGATGGCGCGGTTCACTGCCGTGCCGATCGCGCCCGACGAGCTGTCCACCTGCTCTAGGGCCGGGGCCAATTTCTCCAGCAGCAGCACCGACCCTTCCGCCGCCAGGGCGGGTTCCTTGCGCGCCACCTGCTTGATCTCGGCGAGAGCTTCCTTGATGCGCTGGATTGGCGTGTCCGACCGCCAGCCGAACGCCTGACGTCGAAAGCGCGGGGCGAACTGCCACTTGTGCGCGGTACTCATCGTCGATCGAGGGGCTGCCCGTTGTTGATGAATCGATCGAAGGTGTCTTCCTCCGGGTCGCCATCCTCATGCTGCGGACGTCGCCACTCGGCGTCGGGCATGGTCAGCAAGGTCAGCGAGTAGCCATAGCTGCCGGCGACCATGGTCATCTCTTTCAGATCGACGTATCCCGGCTCACGAGGAAACCAGACGTTGGCCCGGGTCGAGTGCTGCTGACTGCCACCGGTGCAGTTGGCACTGTGGGCCAGTGCGTTGTCGGGCAGCGGGATCGTGTTCTTCCGCGTGGCGAAGAAGGCCCCCGACTTGAACGCTGCTTCGTTGGCCTTGGCCCACAGCAGGTGGTCGTCACAGCTGGCGACAAGAACGGCTCGCCCCTCGGCGATGTCTGTCCAGCGCAGGGCCGCCGCCGTCAGCGACACGCCATACCGATTTGCGCAATGGCTGAACAGATCAAAGCTCACGGCCTGGCCCGCGACCTGGCGACGCAGGTCGTCGTACGGCATCAACAGGTTGGAGGCAAACCGGTCGGCCTCATCCTCGATGCTCTGCTCGTTGCCGCTACCTACCTCGATGTCGCCCTTGCTGCACTGGAACTGATCCTGCTGATGCCGGTGCAGCATGTAGTGCCCAAACTCATGGGCAATGGTGAAACGCTTGCGACCTTCTGAGGTGATCGCGGAGTTGTAGACGATGATCCACTTCGACTTGGTCGCGTTGCCGGCCAGCATGCCGTCGACGCTGTCCATGTCCTCGCCGTGGATCTTTGTGATGGGCGATCCAGGGAAGCGACCCTTCGAGTACTCCTTCGCCACTTCGTCGACTTGCACCGGGAACCGGTCGGTGCCAAGGACGGCGTTCAGCGCCTGAGAGATCTGGTTGGCTGCGGCCGCCGGCTGCAAGGACGGGCTCATTCGTCTTCCCAGGCGTCCAGGATCCGGCGGAGCTTCTTCTTGTCGCCGTCGGACATGGTCTTGTACTTCCGAAAGAAGGCCTCGTCGAGGACGGCGTCGTCGGGTGTACTGACCGAGTTCGTGAGCAGGAACTCGGTGGTGACCTCCAGCACCGCGGCCAGGCGGGTGATCTTGTCCGCGGACGGCTTTGGATCGTCCTTGTTCTCAAGCTCCCAGATGTAGCTCTTGCTGGAGTCCGTCAGCTCCGCCAGTTGCTCGAGGCTGAGTTTCTTCTGCTTGCGCAGGGCATGGATCTTGTCGCCCAGTGGGGATGGCACCGGTCGCTCCTCTCGGGTCTGCGTAGGTCTAGAAACTTGCTACTGTACCGAACGAGCTTGCGCGAGCTTGACAGGGTTCGCACCAATTGGAAATAATCTGCAAAGTTCGGTGTACCGAACGAACTACAGCGATCCATCCCTTGGCGAGGCGGGGTGTTTCGGCCGCAACCCTATCCCTGGTCCGCGCCTCGCCATCGGAGCTTTCAATGAATGATGCAGAGAACCTTGCCCGCCTTCTCGGCCATGTCGAGCCGGCGGTCTTCCGGCACCTCATGGTCACCAAGTTTGACCTGGCGCTGCCAGCAGTGGACGCGAAGAAGTCCAAGACCGAAAACCGGGGCCTGCTGGCGACGGCACTGACCGATCTGACGGTCAGCCAGCGACAGAAGCTCGACGAAGAGGCGGAGCGCATCGTCCTGCTGTCGGACGGCCCCGGGCAGGACGTCATCGATGGGATGCGCCAGGACATCGGCGGCGTTGCCAACCGCGAGGCGTTCGGCAAGATCCGCAACCAGTATGAGCGCGCGATCTGGCTGTACATCCACGACTTCCGGCTCTTCAAGCACGCGCTCGATGCGCGGCAAGCCGATGTCTTCCGCCAGAGCTCCAGCTGCTACTCTGGATTCGTCGCCCCCAAGGGTCTGGACGTCAAGGATGACTCGATCTCACAGGCAGCGTTCCACGCACGTGCCGCGCAGAGGTTGGGGTGCCCGGCTGAGGACGTCGCGGTGCAGATCTTCAAACGCTTGCGACCTGACGCGGACACCGGCAAGGATATCAACCTCTACCAGATCAGCATCCACCACAACCGGCCGCCCGAGGTCGTGGACTGCGTCAAGGACAGCACGCTCGTGACGCAGGAGGTCGTCCGCGCGGTTTCGGCGCACATCACCTACGAACCCAGCAACGGCCACCTTGAGGTGCTCTCCCGCGAGACCGACGCGCGCGAGGACCTGGGCCGGCTGGTGGCAGACGATCTTCTGCAATCCCCGATCACCGGGGAGACGATCCCGCTGAAGGTCTACTCGTACCAGAGCCTGGCCGCGCCGCGCCACTTCGACATCTCGGGCGAACCGGTCACGGCCGTCAAGGTGGTCGAGCTCGGATACACGGTCCCCGACCATCGGTCGCTGCAGGTGAAGATTTGGGCCAAGGATGTCGACGACATTTACACGGCCGCACGCGCGCTGATCACGCCCACATTCGACTTCCGCAGTCACCGTCTCACGTACGCCAAGATCTCCTTGACCACGCGCAAGGGCCACGGCGAGCGTGCTCGCACGATCAACATCGTCCTGCGCGACGACAACAAGTGCAACGTCAAGACCAAGCGCGAGAAAGACCGGGCGCTCTGCGACCGCCTGCTCGCGAAGTGGGGCTTGATCAGGGAGATCGGCGATGCGCCCAAGTCTGTCGACGCGCTCGCTGCTTGAGCTCCTGAGCCTGTTCGAGCAGGGCCATCAGCGCGTGGCCGGCCTGGGCGGGCAGCATCTGCGCGGAGTGCCAGCATGGGGTCTGAGAAACCTCCAGCACCTCTCGCCGGATCAGGTCGACACCTGGACCGATCGCATCGGCTATGCCGCGTCGTACCCTGTGCCTTGCGGCGACGACCTGCTGCCGGTGGGCCTCGACGAGGAAGACGACGGCCGCTTCAGCTATCTCTGTCCGGAGACATTCCGCGTGAAGCACATCTGTGCCGACGCGGCTGCCGTACGCGCGGTCGCGGCCGACAGGCTGCTCAACTGCGTGGCCGAACTGCTCAACATTCCTCAAGCTCTGAGACGAGGCATCCAAGCGCCTGCGATACCAGACGTGCTGTGGCACCTTGGAAGGATGCGCGTCGGCAGAGTCCACGTCGATGTCTGGCTTGTGCGCGGCCTGGCGACGTCCATCGAAGAGGTGCTGCGGTACTTTGAGAAGTCATCCCTGCCGAACACGGGGCTCATCCTCGCGGCTGGCGCCGGGTTGCCAAATCTGATGCGACAAATCAGGGACTATCGCGTCGTCGCCATCAGCGACGTGCTGATCGAAGGCGCCACACTCCCTGAGATCGATGATGAATTGCTGCATCGGATCTTGGTCGGCGCGCCCTCGGGCACACCTGCAGCAGCTCACCCGGTGCAGTTCGACGAACCGGGGCGCCGCCTCACCATCGCTACCCGCAGCATCGAGCCGTGGCAAATCAAGGGCAAGGTCCAAGCTGCGGTGGTCCATTACTTGGTCCAGCAAGTTCACCTGAACCGACGCTGGGTGCCTGCGCGCGAAATCCGTGACGCTGTCTACGGCCACGAGTCCAGTGGGCGTAGTGAACGCATCTCCGAGATCTTCAAGGGCAATACGCGCTGGCAGGACTACATCGAGCAAGACGGCGCCGGCCAATACAGCATCAAGCTTGACTGAGCCCGAGCCGGCGCCAGTCGGCAAGAGCAACAACCAACCGCCTTAGGGCGGTTTTTTGTTGTCTGCGACCTTCCGCGCCATGCGGGAGCACCGCCCCCACATCGGCCCCCACATCACGCGGGGTGACGCCCCCACACGTCGGTTTCGACACTGCTTGCACGTCTCCGCAACCACCTGAAAGGACCCGAACGTGACCGTCAAACACCTCAACCAACGCGAGCTGGCCGAGCGCTGGGATCGCAGCGAGGCCTGCCTCGAAAGATGGCGCTCCGAGGGGATCGGACCCGTCTTCATGAAGCTGCAGGGCCGCGTCCTCTACCGCCTCGAGGACATCGAAGCCTTCGAGACGGAAAGCCTGCGCCAGAGCACCTCTGACTCGATCCAACCGGGGAGCCCAGCATGACCGGCATCACCCCTGAGCAGATCCTTGCCACGCCGTCCGGCGACCTGGCCAACCAGTCCAGTGACGCGCTCTATGAGCTCAAGGGCCAGACCACAGCTCTCCTGACCACGGCCAAGGCGGTCGACGCCTGGCTCGACAAGGCGCTCGACCTGAAGTACTCGCAGCGTGCTCGTGAGCTCCGGCTGGCCGAGGGCAAGGACACCGGCGTCGTGCACTTCGAGGACGGCCCCGTGCACATCACGGCGGACCTGCCCAAGAAGATCGACTGGGATCAGGCCCGTCTGGCAGAGATCACGCGGCGCATCTCCGCCAGCGGCGACAACCCGGCCGAGTACGTCGAGATCACGTACCGCGTGTCGGAGACCAAGTTCAACGCTTGGCCCGAAACGCTGAAGAGCGCGTTTGCCCCCGCGCGCACGTTGAAGACCGGCAAGCCCGGCTTCCGTCTCGAACTGAAGAAGGACTGACCCATGAAGACCCAACCCACCCTGGTTCAGCTGCTGGGCGCCGCCTACCCCTACGCCCTGAATGAACTGCCGCCCACGATTCGCATCCCGGCCATCGCTGGCCACCGCGCCGATGAAGTGATCCGGCCCCTGGATGAGGCTACGGTCGACGACGTTGCACTCTCCATCCTCGGCGTCGAGGCCGAAATTGGTGTCGTTCGCCGTCGCCTCCATGCGCTGCGCGAGCTCTACGAACTCGCCCGCAAGCGCGGCGCGCTGGGCGCCCACCACATCAGCGACACCTTCGCCGACTTGCGCGATGAAGGGGGTGGCCAGTGAGCTTCCCGATCATCACGGCCGACCAGCGCCTGGCCGAACCGCGCGGCGTCAAAGGTGTGCTGGTGGGCAAGAGCGGCCTAGGAAAGACCAGCCAGTTGTGGACCCTGGACGCGGCTGCGACGCTGTTCCTCGACCTGGAGGCCGGCGACCTCGCGGTGGAGGGCTGGGCCGGCGACACGATCCGCCCGCGCACCTGGCCCGACTGCCGCGACTTCGCGGTCTACATCGGCGGCCCCAACCCGGCGCTACGCGATGACCAGGCCTACAGCCAGGCGCACTACGACGCCGTGTGCGAGCGCTTCGGTGACGCCGCTGTGCTCGACAAGTACGACACCGTCTTCGTCGACTCCATAACCGTGGCCGGACGCCTGTGCCTGCAGTGGTGCCGGGGACAGCCGCAGGCCTACTCCGAGAAAACCGGCAAGCCCGACAGCCGCGGCGCCTACGGCCTACTTGGCGCCGAGATGCTCGGCTGGCTGACACATCTGCAGCACACCCGGCGCAAGAACGTCTGGTTCGTCGGCATCTTGAACGAGGCGCTGGACGACTTCAACCGCCGCGTCTTCTCACTGCAGATCGACGGTTCGAAGACGGGGCTGGAGTTGCCCGGCATCGTCGACGAGGTCGTGACGCTGGCCGAGTTGAAGACCGACGACGGCACGCCTTACCGCGCATTCATCTGCCGAACGCTGAACCCGTGGTCCTTCCCCGCCAAGGACAGGTCTGGCCGCCTGGAGATGGTCGAGGAACCGCACCTTGGCCGGCTCATGCAGAAGATCGCCGGCCCCGCCAAGCCCGCCTTGCAGCGCCTCGAGTTCGCTCGGCCGCCCGCCACCACCACCCCCGAATCCATTCCGAATCAGGAGTCCTGAACATGACCTACTTCGATTTCAATTCCGCTCCCGAGCAAGCTTCCTTCGATCTGATCCCCAAGGGTGAGCTCGTCCGCGTGCGCATGACGATCCGCCCCGGTGGCTACGACGACGCGTCGCAGGGCTGGACTGGCGGCTTTGCGACCCGCAGCGCCACCACCGGCTCGGTGTACTTGAACTGCGAGTTCGTGGTCACCGAGGGCAAGTACGCGCGCCGCAAGATGTGGTCGCTGATCGGCCTGCACAGCCCCAAGGGTCCGGAGTGGGCCAACATGGGCCGGACCTTGATCAAGGCCGTCCTCAACTCGGCGCGCGGCATCCACCCTGGCGACAGCAGCCCTGCCGCGCAGAACGCGCGCCGCATCAGTGGCTTCGCTGACCTGGAAGGCGTCGAGTTCCTCGGCAAGGTGGACTGGGACAAGGACCAAAACGGCCAGGACAAGTGCGTCATCAAGGCGGCGATCACGCCTGACCACAAGGACTACGCCGCGTTGATGGCCGGCGCAACCGCCGTGCCGGCCAGCACCCCCGCGGCGCCCAACGCCTACGCCCAAGCCACGGGCCGCGCGCCGGTGCCGGTGCCGGGCCGGCCCAGCTGGGCCCAGTGAGGGAGGGGCACAGCCATGATGCTTCGACCTCGTCAATCGTTACTGGTCGAGCGCACGCTGGCGGCGCTCGATGAGTTCGGCAACACCCTGGCGGTGGCGCCCACCGGTTCCGGCAAGACCGTCATGCTGTCGGCGGTCGCTGGCCGGCTGCTGGAGGAGCCCGACGCCAAGGCCTGCATCCTCGCCCACCGTACCGAGCTGACTGGGCAGAACCGCGGCAAGTTCAGCCGCGTCAACCCCGGCGTCAGCACTTCGGTGTTCGACGCCAACGAGAAGTCGTGGCAGGGCCAGGCCACCTTTGCAATGGTCCAGACCTTGTCGCGGCCGACGCACCTGGTCCAGATGCCGACACTCGATCTGCTGGTCATCGACGAGGCGCACCATGCCTCGTCGCCGACCTACCGGACCGTCATCGACAAGGTGCTGGCGAGGAATCCCACGGCGGCGATCTTCGGCGTCACGGCCACGCCGAACCGCGGTGACGGTCAGGGACTGCGTGAGGTCTTCTCCAACGTGGCCGACCAGATCACGCTCGGCGAAATGATCGCCGCCGGCCATCTGGTGCCGCCGCGCACCTTCGTGATCGACGTCGGCGTGCAGGAGGCGCTGAAGCAGGTGCGCCGGACCGCGATGGACTTCGACATGGACGAGGTCGCCTCGATCCTGGACAAGCGCCTGATCACCGAGGCGGTCATCAGGCACTGGAAGGACAGGGCGGCCGCGCGAAAGACCATCGTCTTCTGTTCGACGGTGGCCCACGCACAGAACGTGTGCGACGCGTTCGTCGCCGCCGGCGTGACCGCGGTGCTCGTGCACGGCGACCTGTCCGATGCCGATCGCAAACGGCGCTTGTCCGACTTCGAGTCCGGCCAAGCCCAGGTGGTGGTCAACGTCGCGGTGCTCACCGAGGGCTACGACCACACCCCGACCGGCTGCGTTGTGCTGCTGCGGCCGAGCTCCTACAAGAGCACGTTCATTCAGATGGTCGGCCGCGGCCTGCGCACCGTGGATCCGGAGGAGTTCCCGGGCGCCATCAAGACCGACTGCATCGTGCTCGATTTCGGCACCGCCAGCCTGATGCACGGGTGCCTCGAGCAGGAGGTCAGCCTCGATGGCCACACCAGTGACGGTGTGGCGCCGACGAAGGACTGCCCCGAGTGCGACGCCGTCGTGCCGCTCGCCTGCATGGAGTGTCCGCTGTGTGGCTTTGTGTGGGAGCGACAAGAGCGCGACCACGATGTCCTGACCGATTTCGTGATGAGCGAGATCGACCTCCTCAAGCGGTCCAATTTCCGCTGGTGCGACCTGTTCGGCCAAGACGATGCGCTGATGGCCACCGGCTTCAACGCCTGGGCCGGCGTCTTCTTCCTCAACGGGCGCTGGCACGCGGTGGGTGGCGGCAACGGGCTGAGTTCTCACCTGCTTGCCGTCGGTGAGCGCATGGTTTGCATGGCCAAGGCCGACGACTGGCTCAACGACCACGAGACCGCGGACTCGGCGCACAAGACCCGGCGCTGGCTCAACGAGCCGCCCACCCCCAAGCAGCTGAGTTTCTTGCCCCAGCAGATGCGGGCGGACTTCGGCATGACTCGCTACCAGGCGTCGGCCCTGTTGTCGTTCCAGTTCAACAAGGCGTCGATCAAGCGCCTCGTCGAGGCGGCCAACGACAGTCTTCTGGAGGCGGCGTGAGATGTGCCGTTTGCTCTCGCCAAGCCAAGGGCTACGGCTGGTTCAACCCCCGGCTCAAGGCCAGCGATCCCGCGCGCACCTCCGATCGGTGGGTGTTCTGCTGTCGTCGGTGCCAGGACGCCTTCTGCCACCTCATGAACAAGACGGAGGGTCGGATGATCGATCCCAGTGACATGGAAATCGCTGCCATGCAGGCCTGCCTGCAGCCGCTGGGCGAATACGTCGGCGAGATCGGCATGCAACGCCCGCTGGCCGAGTACACGCGTGAGGAGGTGCTGACGCTGATCGAGACGGTGGTGACCGCCTATCAGGACCGCATGCTCGAAGAGCATGAGCGCATGGCCGCCAAGGATCGTGAATTCCTGGAACAGCGCCTGGCCCGCCAGGGACAGCCGGCCCGTGGGGGAGCGCCGTTCTGATGCTGGACTTCAACCACCGGCCCAAGATCCACGACCAGATCAGCGACCTCATCGACGCAGCGCTGGTCGAGGAGCGCAAGGGCGAATCTCCACGCACCTATCTCGGCGGCTCCAGGCTCGGCGTGGCCTGTGAGCGGGCCTTGCAGTACGAGTACCTGCACGCGCCGGTTGACCCCGGTCGCGACTTCCCTGGTCGCCTGCTGCGCGTGTTCGAGGTCGGCCTCGCCTTGGAAGACCTGGCGATCCGCTGGTTGCGGCTCGCCGGCTTTGAGCTCTACACGCGCAAGGCCAGCGGCGGGCAGTTCGGGTTCTCAGTCGCCGACGGTCGCATCCGTGGCCACGTCGACGGTGTCATCGCTTCTGCGCCGGCTGCGCTGGCACTGCGGTGCCCGTCACTGTGGGAGTGCAAGACCATGAGCGACAAGTCGTGGCGCGAAACGGTCAAGCAGGGCGTCACCCTTTCCAAGCCCGTCTATGCGGCGCAGTTGGCCGTCTACCAAGCCTACATGGAGGGCTCGATCCCCGGCATCTCGCAGAACCCGGCGCTGTTCACCGCCATCAACAAGGACTCCCAGGAGATTTGGTTCGAGCTGGTGCCGTTCGACGGCGGGCTGGCACAGCGCATGTCCGATCGGGCCGTCCGGGTGATCTCAGCGTCCGCCGCCGGCGAAGTCCTGCCGCGCCTGGCGACGACGCCCACTCACTTCGAGTGCAAGTTCTGCGCTTGGCAGGACCGCTGCTGGAGCGCTGCATGACGGCGGTGGTCCTGGACTGGTTCGATTTCAACGATGCGGCCGAGCCGCGCAACTTCGACGCGAGCGACACCGACGCGCTGCGCGCTGGGCTGCTCGACCGGCTGGAGACGATGCTGCAGGAGTTCTTCCCGCAGGGTCGCTTCCGCGGCGGCAAGTTCTATGTCGGCGATGTCGACGGCGCGGCTGGCAAGAGCCTCGTGGTTGAACTTGATGGTGCCAAGCGCGGCCTGTGGACCGACTTCGCCACCGGCGATGGCGGCGACGTCATCGATCTGTGGGCCAGCGCGCACCATCTGTCGGCCAAAATGGATTTTCCGCGGCTGGCCGAAGGGATCCGCCAGTGGCTCGGTCTGGCGCCGGCCCCAGTGAGCGTGCCGCGCCGCGACGCGCGAACGACGGCGGTCGACGAGCTGGGGCCCTACACCGGCAAGTGGGACTACCTGACTGCCGACGGTGAACTCATCGCCTGCGTCTACCGATTCGACCCGCCGACGGGAAAGGAATACCGGCCCTGGGATGTGCGCGCCCGCATGTGGCGTGCGCCGGACCCCAGGCCTTTGTACAACCTGCCGGCGATCGCTGCGTCGAGGAAGGTCGTGCTGGTCGAGGGCGAGAAGGCGGCGCAGGCCTTGATCGCGGTCGGCATCACGGCCACCACCGCGATGAACGGCGCCAAGGCGCCGGTGGACAAGACCGATTGGTCACCGCTGGCCGGGCGCCATGTCGTGATCTGGCCCGACCGGGATGCACCGGGCTGGGACTACGCCGAGAGTGCAGGACACGCCTGCGTGGTGGCTGGCTGCACGTCGGTGGCCATCCTGGTGCCGCCCGTGGACAAACCGGACAAGTGGGACGCCGCCGATGCGGTGGACGAGGGCTTTGACTGTCGGGATTTCATCGAGCAGGGCGAGCGACGCGTGCTCAAGCTGGCGGCGCCTGTTCTGCCGAGCTTCACGCTGGGCGAACTGCTCGACGACAACTCGCCGCTGCCCGCCGATCTGATCGCGCCACGGGTGCTGACGCCTGCCGGCCTGCTGGTCTTCGGCGGCGCGCCGAAGGTGGGCAAGAGCGACTTCCTGCTGTCGTGGCTGACGCACATGTCCGCCGGCGCTGCGTTTCTCGGCATGACGCCATCTCGTCCGCTGCGCGTCTTCTACCTGCAGGCCGAGGTTCAGTACCACTACCTGCGCGAGCGCGTCAAAGAGGTTCGACTGCCGCCTGAGCAGTTGCCACACGCGCGCATCAACTTCATCGCCACGCCGCAGCTGCGACTGGTGCTGGACGACGCAGGGCTGGCGCAGGTGATTCCGGCCATCACCCAGGCCTTCGGTGGCGAGCCTCCGGACATCATCGCCATCGACCCCATACGCAACGTCTTCGACGGTGGCGATGCAGGCGGCGAGAACGACAACGGCGCCATGCTGTTCTTCTTGTCGCAGCGCGTCGAACGAATCCGCCAGGCCGTGAATCCGGACGCTGGAATCATCCTGGCTCATCACACGCGCAAGCTCGGCAAGAAGCAGTTCGAGGAAGACCCGTTCCAGGCCCTGGCCGGTGCGGGAAGCCTGCGCGGCTACTACTCGAGCGGGATCTTGCTGTTCCGCCCGGACGAGACGCGCACCACGCGCCAGCTGATCTTCGAGCTTCGCAACGGGCCGGCCATCCCGATGCGCCATGTCGACAAGATCCACGGCGAATGGCGTGAGATCGAGACCAACGATCGACTGGTCCTCAAGGAGTACGGCGAACGGCTCGACGCCGAACGCAGCCGCAAGCGGGACGCGATCCTGCAGATCCTGTTCGAGGAGGCGGCGCGGGGGCGCTGCTACACCGCCAATCAGTTCGCCGAGTCGTTCGAAGGCAAGGCTGGCTTGGGCGGCGAGCGAACGATCAGGGAGCGCATCTCGGCGCTGTCCACGCAGGGCTACATCAAGTTCTTCCGCAACGCCGCCGACTACGGCCTGTCTTCCATCGGGCGCTCGAAGTTCGGCTACCTGTGCGTGGAGGCCATGGTCCTGCTCGTCCAGAGCGACGCCGATCCCGCAACCGGCGAGATCCCGACGCGTGAGATGCACGTCTTGCCCACCCACTACAAGTGCCCGAGCTCTGGCGCGGCCATGCCTGTGGAGAACCCCGAGGTCTGGGTCTACCAGGACGGTGGCGACGAGCCCGAGGAGGGCGCATGAACCCCACGCCTGCCAGTTGGCAAGTTGGCAACGCACCTGCCAACGCGGTTGCCAACTGGGTTTCCAACCCGCGGCACCACCCGCGAAGGCCCGCACGAGCCCTCTCTTCACCGCCGGAGCGAACCGTCCGCCCGCACCTGCAGGAGTCCGCAATGACAGGCATCACCACGCACGCGCAAGTTGGCAAAACCTTTGCCAACTGGACGCCGATTTTTGCCAACTGGATTCAGTTGGCAGACCTCTGCCAACTTGATTCCCATATGAATCAGGTACTTAGCTCGAAGTTGGCAAGTTGGCAAGTTGGCAACGCTGCCAACTTGCCAACTGAGCTAAGTGCTTGTCACGCAAAAGATTTCGGCTCCACCGAAGTTGGCGAAAACTCCCCCTCCTACTACGTAGGAGAGGGGCCTGACGTCCCCTCCTCGCTACGTGGAGGTTCAGCCCATGGTCCACGAGACGGGTGCTGGATTGCGACACCGAACGCGGTCCTGGCGCTGGACCTGGGAACGCAGACCGGGTGGGCCTTGCGCGGCCGCGACCACACAGTGACCAGCGGATCCGAGTCCTTCAAGCCGCATCGCTTTGAGGGCGGCGGCATGCGCTACCTGCGCTTCAAGCGCTGGCTCACCGAAGTCAAGCAGTCCGCGGACATGATCGGCGCCGTGTACTTCGAGGAGGTCCGCCGCCATGCCGGCGTGGACGCCGCCCACGCCTATGGCGGATTCATGGCGCACCTCACCGCCTGGTGCGAGCACCACCAGATTCCGTACCAGGGCGTGCCCGTGGGCACGATCAAGCGGCACGCCACAGGCAAGGGCAACGCCGGCAAGCAGGACGTCATCGCCGCGGTCCGGCGCCGCGGCTACCACCCGGCCGACGACAACGAGGCCGATGCGCTGGCGCTGTTGCACTGGGCTCTGGACACGCAGGAGCTGTGACATGGGCAGCCGCGTGAGAGCACAACGGTGGGACATCGACGAGGTGGCAAGCTGGCTGGTCGAAGGTGCCCGCACGGCACATCGACTGCCGCCAGTCCGGGTCCAGGGCTACTTCAACGTCTGGCCGACGATCGTGCGCAGCGACTACGAGCGCATGGCCAAGGACGACGAGCCCGTCTACCGCTTCCCACCTGAGCCTGCCGCGATCGACCGGATGATGGAGACGATGCGGTGGGTGCAGTGGCTGGCGGTCGAGCAACGGCATCTGGTCTGGATGCGTGCCGAGCGCTACCCCTGGCGGGAGATCTGCAAGCGCTTTGGCTGCGATCGAACGACGGCGTGGCGTCGCTGGCAGGTCGCGATGAGCATGATCGTCGACCACCTCAATGCCGGGACCGAAGGCAAGCTCACGGATCGACGCGAGGTGATTTCATGAAGTTGCCAGCGCTCGCGAACAGATGATGGCGGACGCGGCTCGACGCAAAGTTCAGGGCCAAATCGATGTGCAACATCTGACCGAGTTTTGGGTAGAGTTCGTGTCACTCTTGCCATGGGTGCAAGCAGCGAAGGCCGCGGAGCGATCCGTGGCCTTCGTCGCTTCTGAGCCACGGCCATCACCTTCTTCGACGGGTCCTTCCCGGCCGAAAGGCAATACGGGGGGCGCGAGCGCGGCGCTCGCCTAGCGTCAGGGTGCAAACCGAGGTTTGCACCAGGTTGCAGGTTGCAGCCAGCCGCCCCTGAACACCTGCCAGAACTCGCCCGCGTTTGATCTGCCGGCGGGTTCTTTCGCTTCATCGCAGCGCCACTTGCGGCCCGCGACAGGTTCTTCCACCTGTCCGGGCCGCAGCCTTTTTGGACGGGCCCCACGTGAACATGCTCAACGTCGACTACCGCAAGGTCGAGACGCTGATCCCCTACGCCCGCAATCCGCGGACCCACTCCGACGCGCAGGTGGCCAAGATCGCCGCCAGCATCGTCGAGTACGGCTGGACCAACCCGGTGCTGGTCGATGGCGACAACGGCGTCATCGCCGGCCACGGTCGATTGGCGGCGGCGCGCAAGTTGGGCCTGGACGAGGTGCCGGTGATCGAGCTGGGCCACCTGTCGCCGGCACAGAAGCGCGCCTACGTGATCTCGGACAACCGCCTGGCGCTGGACGCCGGCTGGGACGAGGAACTGCTGGCGCTGGAGATCGCTGAGTTGTCCGAGGCCGGGTACGACCTCGCGCTGACTGGCTTCGACGATGCCGAGATCCAGGGCTTACTCGCGGACAACGACGGCGAAGACGAGGGCGCGAAGGACGACGGCGCGCCTGACGCGGCTGACGACGTCCCCGATGCACCGGCCGTGCCCGTATCGCGGGCCGGCGACGTGTGGGCCCTTGGGCAGCACCGGCTGATCTGTGGTGATGCCACCAACGCCGCCGTCGTCACCAGCCTCTTGCAGGGCGAACGCGCCCGCCTGTGCTTCACCTCGCCGCCCTACGGCAACCAGCGCGACTACACCAGCGGTGGCATCGGGGACTGGGACGGCTTGATGCGCGGCGTGTTCGCCAACCTGCCGATGACCGACGACGGCCAGGTGTTGGTCAATCTCGGGCTGATCCACCGCGACAACGAGTTCATCCCTTACTGGGACGCCTGGCTCGGCTGGATGCGCACGCAGGACTGGCGCCGCTTCGCCTGGTATGTCTGGGACCAGGGGCCCGGGATGCCCGGCGACTGGTCCGGTCGGTTCGCGCCGAGCTTCGAGTTCGTCTTCCACTTCAATCGCAGCAGCCGCAAGCCGAACAAGATCGTCCCCTGCAAACACGCCGGCCAGGAATCGCATCTGCGTGCGGACGGCTCGTCCACGGCCATGCGCAGCAAGGAGGGCGAGGTCGGTGGCTGGACGCATGCTGGCCAACCTACCCAGGACAGTCGCATCCCGGACTCGGTGATCCGCGTCATGCGCCACAAGGGCAAGATCGGCAAGGACATCGACCACCCGGCCGTCTTCCCGGTCGCGCTTCCCGAGTTCGTGGTCCAGGCCTTCACGGACCGCGGTGACCTGGTGTTCGAGCCGTTCGGCGGCAGCGGCACGACCATGCTCGCCGCCGAGCGAACGGGCCGAGTGTGTCGCAGCGTAGAGATTGCGCCGGAGTACGTCGACGTGGCCGTTCGGCGCTTCCAGCAGAACCATCCCGGCGTTCCGGTCACCCTCGTGGCGACCGGGCAGTCGTTCGATGAGGTCACCAAGGAGCGGCTGTTCCTCGTGGAGGCAGCCCGATGAGTGCCTCCTGGCTGGCCGACAAGATCGAGCAGTGGCCGACAGTCAAGCTGCTGCCCTACGCCCGCAACGCCCGCACGCATTCACCCGAGCAGGTGGCGCAGATCGCCGCCTCGATCGCCGAGTTCGGTTTCACGAATCCGATCCTGGCGGGTAGCGACGGCGTGATCGTGGCCGGGCACGGCCGGCTGGCCGCAGCCCAGAAGCTCGGGCTGGACATCGTGCCGGTCGTTGTGCTGGACCACTTGAATCCCAACCAGCGCCGCGCGCTGGTGATTGCCGACAACCGTATCGCCGAGAACGCGGGCTGGGATGAAGCCATGCTGCGGGTCGAACTGGCCGCCCTCCAGGGTGACGACTTCGATCTCTCGCTCACCGGCTTCGATGCCGATGCCCTGGCCGAGCTGATGGCAGGCGACGGTAGTGACGGCGAGGGCGGGACCGATGATGACGCCGTGCCCGAGGTCGCCGAGACGCCGATCTCACGACCCGGCGACGTCTGGTTGATGGGTGGGCACCGCGTGCTGTGCGGCGATGCCACCTTGACCGACAGCTACGGCCGGCTCCTGGGCGGCGAGTTGGTGGACATGGTCTTCACCGACCCGCCCTACAACGTCAACTACGCCAACAGCGCCAAGGACAAGATGCGCGGCAAGGACCGCGCGATCCTGAACGACAACCTGGGTGATGGCTTCTACGACTTCCTGCTCGCGGCCTTGACGCCGACCATCGCCAGCTCCCGCGGCGCGGTCTACGTGGCGATGTCTTCCAGCGAACTCGACGTGCTGCAGGCCGCCTTCCGTGCCGCTGGTGGCCACTGGTCGACTTTCATCATCTGGGCCAAGAACACCTTCACCCTTGGCCGCGCCGATTACCAGCGCCAGTACGAGCCGATCCTGTATGGCTGGTCCGAGGGCGGGCAGCGTCACTGGTGCGGCGACCGCGACCAGGGTGACGTCTGGAACATCAAGAAGCCGCAGAAGAACGATTTGCACCCGACGATGAAGCCGGTGGAGCTGGTCGAGCGCGCGATCCGCAACTCCAGCCGGCCGGGCAATATGGTGCTCGACCCGTTCGGCGGCTCAGGCACGACGCTGATCGCCGCCGAAAAGTCGGGGCGACTGGCGAGGCTGATCGAACTGGACCCCAAGTACGTCGACGTGATCGTGCGTCGATGGCAGGACTGGACCGGGCAGAAGGCCACCCGTGAGTCCGATGGCCTGGACTTTGATCAAGCTGCGTGCGATTCGTCGACGATCTCGCAGTGAATCACGAAGCCCGTCAGGTAGGGCAGGCCGCGCGGGATGCCGTAGTCCTTGCTGGTCTGGCGTCCGATGGTCCAGCCCATCCATTGCTGGGTGGCGGCGTTGATCGCGTCCGGCAGGGTCTGGCCCCGGTACAGCGCGTTCTGAACGTCGTCCGCAAAGTGCCGCCCGTGGCGGCTGTCCAGGAAGATCCGGACCGACTCCAAAGGCTCGCCGGTGGCATCGGCGATCGCGGTCATTGCCAAGGGCCAGGCTGCGGTCGCCAGCTCGTCCATCGTGTTCCAGAATCCCCAGGCGTCGTTCTGGGTGGCGGGGATCTGTGTTGTGGTGGTCATCTCGGGCTCCGTGGCGTTGGTCGTTGCGATGCTTGTAGTAACGCGCTGTTGGGTCGGGAAGCCAAGCTCTTTGGTGCGACGAATTCGAGCTTCTTCATCAACCCAGGCGCGCCACGTAGCGGGCGTAGTCACTGCCCTCGGGATTGACGTACAGACGCGGGCGCCCGGGCGCGGTCACCTCTACGCATAGCTGACCGCCGTCTGCGCTGCCACCTTTGCCGCGGAGCCAATCGCGGGACGCCAGCAGGCGGCTGGCAAACGCATCGAACTCCGCCGGCGTGAGTTCCCGGGTTTCGGTGACGTAGACCTTGTCCTGTCCGTGCCCACCAACCTCGCTCAGGTCGACAGGCTTGCGGGCGAAGGGCAGCCGCACACCCAACTCCTCGACCTGGACGGCGGTGTCGCCGAATTGCAGGACGCGAGTGGTGCGCTCGATGGTGATGGTCATGCTGCTCATCGGTGTGCCCTCGTTGCTCAGGCGATGCGGTAGACGCGATCGCCGCCCTGGGCCTTGTCGGAGACCAGGTTCAAGCCAAGCTTCTTCTTGAAGGCGCCGGCGAAGGTGCCGCGTACCGTGTGCGCCTGCCAGCCGGTGGCCTCGCAGAGTTGCTTCACCGTCGCGCCCTCGGGCCGGCGCAGCATCTGGATCACGGCGGCCTGCTTGCTGTGCTCGCGGGTGCGGGGCTTGGCCTCGGCGCGTTCCTTGGCCCACGAGGCCTCTGCGGCCGCCACAGCGGCCTCGACCTCGGGGTCGGCATCCAAGGGCGCAGGCGCGGGACGGGCGCGCCCCAGGGCGTCGTAGCCTTCGGGCGAGACGGTGTAGGCGGTGCCGTCCTGGTTGATGAGGTGACGCTTGCTCAGGCCTTCCAGCACCTTGGTGCGGGCCCCGCCTTTGACGTTGTCGGGAAACCATTCGATCTTGCCGCTGGTGTGCTCGATGGCGTAGGCCAGGATGGCGTGCTGTGCAGGGGTCAGTTGGATGCTGGTCATGTGTTGCTCCGGTGGGGGTTGATCGGGTGAGTTGATGAACGCGCTGTTCGGAAGTGAAGCCAAGCGCTTTCTGATGGGTTTGTCGTCGCTTGATCAGCAGGTGGTCTTGCTAGCTGCTTGGCGCGCTTGCTCGACGCCCGCGTTGAAGGCGGCTTCGAGTGCATCACGCAGCGTCCAGACGGCGACCTCGTGGAAGTCCAGGCTGTCGGACTTGCGTGTCTGCAAGGTCTCGATGTCGAGGTGCTTGCTGGCGATCTCGGCGAGGAGCTTGTCGATCGGGGTCATGTTGGCGTCCTGTGGTGCGTGGGTTGATGGACGTATGAACGCGCTGTTCAGCGGTGAAGCCAAGCTCTTTCTGCTTGGCTCGGCGATCAGCGATTGATTTCGCGCAGGACGCGCAAGCCCTCCTGGGCGAGGGTGAGCGCCGCCGTCTGGAAGGCGATCTCGGCCATCCAGGGCGCCGCCTTGGCATCGGCGAGCAACTCGTCGACGACGGGCTTGGACTTCGCCCGCATCGCGACGCACGCCGCTTCGAGTTGGTCGTTGCTTGCGTTACGCGTTTCCGGGCAGATCCGCACCAGCACCGTGAGGGCGGCTTGGCCCAAGCGCTGGCCCAGGGTGTCGATCGCTGCGTGGTTCATGTCAGGGTCCTTCGAGGGGGTGTGGCGACGACTTGATGAACGCGCTGTTCTCGATGGAAGCCAAGCTCAATCTGCCCGCTGACCCAGGATTCATTGAGACGACCGATGGGGATTTCGATCCGGGCCTACGCGAGACACCGAGGGGTGACCGACACCTCGGTCCACAAGGCGATCCGAGCCGGTCGCATCACGCCGGAAGGGGACGGCACGATCGACGCTGCTCGGGCCGACGCCGAATGGGCCCGCAACTCCGACGCACCCCGGGTCGGCACGCGCAGCAAGCCGGTGCGCGTCGCTGTCCCCGAGCCCGCGGCCGAAGCACCGGCCACATTGCCTGGAAGTTCGGGCACATCACTACTGCAGGCCCGCACCGTCAACGAGGTCGTCAAGGCGCAGACGAACAAGGTGCGGCTCGCTCGACTCAAGGGCGAACTGGTGGATCGCCCGCAGGCGATCGCGCATGTCTTCAAGTTGGCGCGGTCAGAGCGCGACGCCTGGTTGAACTGGCCGGCGCGGATCTCGGCACAGATGGCCGCACGCCTCGGCATCGAGCCGCACACGATGCACGTTGCGCTGGAGGCCGCGGTGCGCGAGCACCTTCAAGAGTTGGGCGAGTTGCGGCCCCGGGTGGACTGATGCTGGACCTGGACTACGAAGGTGCGGCGGAGATCGAACGCGCCTGGCGCGAAGGCCTGACGCCGGATCCCTTGCTCTCGGTCTCCGAGTGGTCGGACCGCCACCGCATGCTCTCCAGCAAGGCCTCGGCCGAGCCGGGGCGCTGGCGAACCAGCCGCACGCCGTACCTCAAGGCCATCATGGACTGCCTGTCGCCGACCTCACCGGTCGAGCGTGTGGTGTTCATGAAGGCGGCGCAGCTCGGTGCGACGGAGATGGGCTCGAACTGGATCGGCTACGTGATCCACCACGCGCCCGGTCCGATGATGGCCGTGTGGCCGACCGTGGAGATGGCCAAGCGCAACTCCAAGCAGCGCATCGACCCGCTGATCGAAGAGTCCGGCGTGCTGGCCGCGTTGATCGCACCGGCGCGCAGCCGGGACTCGGGCAACACCATCCTGGCCAAGGAGTTCCGCGGCGGCGTGCTGGTGATGACCGGCGCCAACAGCGCGGTGGGCTTGCGCTCGATGCCGGTGCGCTACCTGTTCCTCGACGAGGTGGACGGCTATCCCCTGGACGTCGAGGGTGAAGGCGACGCGATCTCGCTGGCCGAGGCGCGCACCCGCACCTTTGCGCGTCGCAAGATCTTCATCGTTTCGACGCCCACGATCTCGGGTGTCAGCGCGATCGAGCGGGAGTACGAGGCCAGCGATCAGCGGCGCTACTTCGTGCCGTGTCCGCACTGCTCGCATCGTCAGTGGTTGCGTTTCGAGCAACTGCGCTGGGACAAAAGCCAGCCCGACACGGCGGCCTACCGCTGCGAGTCCTGCGAAGTGCCGATCGCCGAGCACCACAAGACCTGGATGCTCGAACACGGCGAGTGGCGGGCGATGACACCTGAGAACGGCATCAAGACGGCGGGCTTCCACCTGTCTTCGCTATACAGCCCTGTGGGCTGGCGCAGCTGGCGTGAGATTGCTGTGGCCTGGGAGGCGGCGGTGAGCAAGGAGTCGGGATCGGCAGCGGCCATCAAGACCTTCAAGAACACCGAGCTCGGCGAGACCTGGGTTGAGGAAGGCGAGGCGCCGGACTGGCAACGGCTGATCGAGCGGCGCGAGGACTACCGCGTCGGCACCGTGCCACAGGGTGGATTGCTGCTGGTCGGTGGTGCCGACGTTCAGAAGGATCGCATCGAGGCCTCGATCTGGGCCTTCGGGCGCAGCAAAGAGGCGTGGCTGGTCGAGCACCGGGTGCTGATGGGCGACACCGCCCGCGACACAGTCTGGACCCAACTCGAGGCCCTGCTCGGTGAGCAATGGACGCACGAGAGTGGCGCCACCCTCCCGCTGGCCCGCTTCGCCCTGGATACGGGATTTGCGACCCAGGACGCCTACGCCTTCGTGCGCGCCTGCCGGGATGCGCGGGTGATGGCCGTCAAGGGCGCTGCCCGTGGCGCTGCGTTGATCGGCACGCCGACCGCAGTCGACGTCACCCGTGGTGGTCGCAAGCTGCGCCGCGGCATCAAGGTGTTTTCGGTGGCGGTCGGCATCGCCAAGCTGGAGCTCTACAACAACCTGCGCAAGAGCGCGTTGGTGGCAGATGACGGGGTGAGCACGATGTTCCCCTCTGGCTTCGTTCACCTGCCCAAGATCGACGGCGAGTTCATTCAGCAACTGTGCGCCGAGCAGTTGATCACGCGGCGGGACCGTAACGGATTTCCGGTCCGAGAGTGGCAAAAGGTGCGCGAGCGCAACGAGGCCCTGGACTGCTACGTCTACGCGCGTGCGGCTGCCGCGGCCGCCGGACTCGACCGCTTCGAGGAGCGCCACTGGTGCGAGATGGAACGACAGCTGGGGATCGCGCGGCCACCCGATATGGCGCCAGCCATCCAGCCACTCGACAACCCCGAGGCCACCCACAGCGGTGGCCTCGCTACTTCTGGCACCTCCAAGACAAGCCGGCGCGTCATCCGCAGCCGCTGGCTGAGTTGATGAGCAAGCAATGACCTACACCACCACCCAACTCGATGCGCTCAAGCGCGCGCTGGCCACCGGCGAACATCGCGTGAGCTTCGCCGACAAGACGGTCGAGTACCGCTCGATCGAAGAACTGCGCGCCGCCATCCGGGCCGTCGAGGCCGATCTCGCGCGCAGCGCGGGCAGCCCGGCCAAGCGCCAGATCCGGGTCACCACGTCCAAGGGTCTGGAATGACCTGGTGGACGCGACTCAGGACGGGTCTGTTCGGCAAGCCGACGCCGACCTATGACGGCATCGGCTCCGGCCGGCGTGCCATGGCATGGCAGGTCGGCAATCCGGGCGCCGTGGCGGCGCTGGCTTTCAGCCAGAACGAACTGCGCGCCAAGAGCCGCGACCTGGTGCGGCGCAACGCCTGGGCGGCCGCCGGCGTCGAAGCCTTCGTGGCCAACGCCATCGGGACCGGCATCAAGCCGCAGTCGATGGTCGCCGACCCGGCGCTGCGCGAGGCTATCCAGGCGCTGTGGCGCGACTGGTGCGAGGAGGCGGATGCCGCCAGCCTGACCGACTTCTACGGCCTGCAGTCACTGGCCTGCCGCGGGTTGCTGGAAGGGGGCGAGTGTCTGGTGCGCTTGCGCTACCGGCGCCCCGAGGATCGGCTGACGGTGGGGCTGCAGATCCAGGTGCTGGAGCCCGAGCACCTGCCGACGACGATGAACCGTGAACTGGCTTCGGGCAACGTCATCCGCGCCGGCATCGAGTTCGATCGACTCGGCCGACGTGTGGCCTACCACCTGTACCGCTCGCATCCCGGCGACGGGGCCCTTGCGCCGATGTCCGGCACCGGCGGCATGGAGACGGTGCGCATCCCCGCCTCCGAGGTCGTCCACCTCTTCCGACCGCTGCGGCCGGGCCAGATCCGTGGCGAGCCCTGGTTGGCCCGGGCGCTGGTCAAGCTCAACGAGCTCGACCAGTACGACGATGCCGAGCTGGTGCGCAAGAAGACTGCTGCGATGTTCGCCGGCTTCGTCACCCGCCTGGCGCCCGAGGACAACCTGATGGGGGAAGGCGCTCCAGACGGGCAGGGCGTCTCACTCGCGGGTCTGGAGCCCGGGACCTTGCAGCTGCTGGAGCCCGGCGAGGACATCAAGTTTTCCGCGCCGGCCGATGTCGGTAGCTCGTATGCGGAGTTCATGCGGCAGCAGTTCCGCGCTGTGGCAGCTGCAATGGGCATCACCTACGAAATGCTCACGGGCGACCTGACGCAGGTGAACTACTCGTCGATCCGCGCGGGCTTGCTCGAGTTCAGGCGGCGCTGTGAAGCGCTGCAGCACGGCGTCATCGTGCACCAGCTGTGCCGCCCGATCTGGCACGCCTGGATGGAGCAGGCGGCGATCGAGGGCAGCCTGGCCCTGCCGGGCTTCAGCCGCAGGCGCCGCGAGTACCTCGCCGCCAAGTGGATCCCGCAAGGCTGGCAGTGGGTCGACCCGAAGAAGGAGTTCGACGCCATGCAGACGGCTATCCGCGCCGGCCTGCTTTCGCGCTCGCAGGCGATCTCGGCCTTTGGCTACGACGCCGAGGACATCGATCGCGAGATCGCCACCGACAACCAACGCGCGGACGAGCTCGGTCTCGTCTTCGACTCGGACCCGCGCAGTGACGCCAGACGCATCGACGCCCGTAACACCCACGCCAGCGTCGAGCCGGGCGTCGTTGAACCCCAGGACACCTGACATGCAGCTCGTACACCTGGCGTCCCGTCTCTACGGGACGCCGCTTCTCATCGCCCGCGCCAAGCTCGACGTGATCCTGGCCGTGCTGGGGCCACGTATCGGTCTGCAAGGTCTGGACATGGCCACACCACTGCCCGGGCCGAGGAGCGAGACCCCAACGTCGCCGGGCATCGCGGTGATTCCGATCCACGGCACGCTGGTGCGCCGTGCGCTCGGACTGGAGGTGGCCTCGGGCTTGTCCTCGTACGCCGAGATCGGTGCTCGCATCGATGCGGCGCTGGCCGACCCCGCGGTGAAGGGCATCCTGCTCGACATCGACTCGCCGGGTGGCGAGGCCGGCGGCGTCTTCGAACTCGCCGACCGCATCCGGCTGGCCAGCGCCATCAAGCCGGTCTGGGCGCACGCCAACGATGCCGCCTTTTCGGCCGCCTACGCCCTCGCGGCTTCGGCCACACGTCTCACGCTGTCGCAGACGGCGGGGGTCGGCTCGATCGGCGTCATCGCTCTGCACGTCGACCAGTCGGTCAAGGACGCCAAGGACGGCCTGACCTACACCGCGATCTACGCCGGCCAGCACAAGAACGACTTCTCGCCGCACGCGCCGCTGTCGGAGGTGGCCGGAGCGGCGCTGCAGCTCGAGGTCGATCGCCTCTACGAGATCTTTGTCAGCCAGGTCGCTGGGATGCGCGGCCTGGAGCCCGAGGCCATCCGCAGCCTGGAAGCCCGCCTTGTCTTCGGCGCAGCCGCGGTCACCGCCGGCCTGGCCGACGGCGTGGCGAGCCTGGAGCAAGTCGTGGCGGAGTTCGCCGCCAGCCTGGCCGCCCAGCGGCGGTTGGGCATCGCCTCGTCGGCCCAGCGCACGCCACCGGCGCGGGCTTCGCCTGTGGCTGCCGAAGCCCCGCCCGTGCCCCTCAGTTCCCCATCTAACCCGGAGTCCCCGATGGAACAGCTCTCTCCTACCGCGACCGCAGAAACCCCCCCGACGGCGCCAGCGCCCCTGGCGGCCGAACCCCTCACCCCGAACCCGCGCGCCGAAGCGCAGGCGATCGCCGAGATCTGCCTGATTGCCGGCGCCTCGCAGCGCACGGCCGAGTTCCTCGCTGCCGGCCTGAGCGAGGCCCAGGTCCGCCGCGCTTTGCTGGAAGCCCGAGCCGACCAGCCCGAGATCGCCTCGCGCATCACCGCCGATGCCGGCACCGCCCTGCGTCCCGAGACCAGCCCGGTCGTCGCCGCCGTCAAGAAGCTCATCACCAAGGAGTAACCCATGCCCACTATCCAAGAAGCCCTCAACCTCGGCGACCTGCTCAAGTACGAGGCACCGAACCTGTACTCGCGCGACCTGGCAACGGTGGCCAGCGGCCAGAACCTGGTCCTCGGAACAGTCGTCGGTCGCGCACCGGTGACCGGCAAGCTCTCGCCGATCGACCCCGACGCTCTCGACAGCAGCGCCGAGGCGGTCGGGGTCCTGGCCTTCTCGATCGACGCCACGGCGGCCGATCGCGATGACGCTCTGCTCATCGCCCGTCACGCCATCGTGGCCAGCCACGCTCTGGCCTGGCCCGCCGGCATCACCCCCACCCAGAAGGCCACCGCAATCGCCCAGCTGAGCGCGCGCGGGGTCCTCGTCCGTACTTCGGCCTGATCAGGAGCCCCACCATGCAGAACCCTTTCAACAACCCCGCGTTCTCGATGGCAGCCCTGACGGCGGCCATCAACATCCTCCCCAACCGGTACGGTCGTCTCGAAGACCTGAACCTGATGCCGGCCAAGCCGGTACGCCAGCGCCAAATCATCGTGGAGGAGATGAATGGCGTGCTGAACCTGCTGCCGACGCTGCCGCCCGGCTCGCCCGGTACGGTGGGCACGCGCGGCAAGCGCAAGCTGCGCTCCTTCGTCGTGCCGCACATCCCGCACGACGACGTCGTCCTGCCCGAGGAGGTCCAGGGCATCCGTTCCTTCGGCTCGGAGACCGAGACCGAGACGGTGGCCGGGGTCATCGCGCGCCATCTGGAGACCATGCGCAACAAGCATGCGATCACGCTGGAGCACCTCCGCATGGGGGCCCTCAAAGGGGTGATCCTGGACGCCGATGGCTCCGTCCTTTACGACCTCTTCGACGAGTTCGAGATCACGCCGCAGGCCATTGCCTACGACCTGGGCAACGCCGCCACGAACGTCAAGGCCAAGTGCATCGCCACCCTGGCCGCTATCGAGGACAACCTCAAGGGCGAGTTCATGAATGGCGTGCACTGCCTGTGCTCGCCGGAGTTCTTCACGGCGCTGACCGGCCACGCCAAGGTCGAGAAGGCGTTCGAGAACTGGCAGCAGGGCGCCATCCTCATCAACGACGTGCGGCGCGGCTTCACCTACGCGGGCGTGACCTTCGAGGAGTACCGCGGCCAGGCCACCGACCTCACTGGCACCTCGCGTCGCTTCATCGCTGCAGGTGAGGCGCATGCCTTTCCAATGGGCACGGTGGACACCTTCGGCACCTACTTCGCTCCGGCGGACTTCAACGAGACCGTCAACACGGTGGGGCAGCCGCTGTACGCCAAGCAGGAACCGCGCAAGTTCGAGCGCGGCACCGACCTGCACACGCAGTCCAACCCGCTGCCGATGTGCCACCGCCCGGGGGTGCTGGTCAAGTTGACCGTGGCGTGACCGTGGGCCTGATCGAACGACTCTACGAGGCGGCAGCGAACGCGGGCCTGCTGGTGAGCGCCGAGGTGGCCGGCCGCACGGTATCGGTCGGTTTCCTGTGCATCGACGACAACCTGCTCGACGGGCTGGTCCGTTCGGCGGCCTACACGATCACCTACCCGCTGTCGCTGCTGCCCGACCTGGAGACAGGACACACCGTCTTGATCGCAGGCCAGACCTACCAGGTGCGTGACGTGCGCGCCATCGGCGACGGGACCGAGCGTCGCGCCGATCTCACTCGGCTGTAGGCGGTGGCGATGACCTCGATCCGCGAGCAGATTCTGCTGGCGGTGATGGCGGTTGTTCGCCCCACGGCTGAGGGGCTGGGCGCCACCGTCCACCGCTCACCCACGGTGGCCATCAACCGGGAGCAATGCCCGGCGCTGGTGGTGTTCCCCGAGTCCGATGCGATCACCGAGCGTGCCAACGACCGCGTCACGCGGGAGCTGACCGTTCGCATCGTCGCCCTGGTCCGCGCCGTCCCGCCCGTCGCGCCCGAGACCGAGGCCGACCAGTTGCTCACCGCCGCGCACGCGGCGTTGATGGCCGACCTGAACCTCGGTGGCCTGGCCCTCTGCATCCGAGAGCAGGAGTGCGAGTGGGAGGTGGAGGACGCCGACGCCGTGGCCGCCGCCATCCCGGCGCGCTACGCGATCACCTACCGGACGCTTGCGCGCGACATCTCCTCACCAGGATGAACCCATGCCCCGACTTGTCTTGAAACGCCCGCACACCCACGCGGGCAAGGCCCTCCAGGCCGGCGACCGGATCGACGTCGAAGCGACTACGGCCGACTGGCTGATCGCCCACGGCGTCGCCGCACCCGATGCCGTGCCGCCGAAGGCAGACCCCGAATCCGCTGACATCAAACCCGACCTTCCCCGGTCCCAACGCAAGGAATCCAAGCCATGAGCACCTACGCCAGTTTCCAAGGCCGCGTCTTCCTCGGCAAGCGCGACATCGCCGGCCTTCCCATCGAAGTGCGCTCGCCCGGCAACGTCGCCGAGCTGAAGCTCTCCCTCAAGACCGACGTGCTGGAGCACTACGAGAGCCAGACCGGCCAGCGCTCGCTCGACCATCGCATGGTCAAGCAGAAGTCGGCCACCGTGAACCTCACCATCGAGGAGTTCACCAAGGAGAACCTGGCGCTTGCGCTGTACGGCACGCACGTGGTCGGCACGCCGGGCACCGTGACGGACGAACCCATCGGTGGCGCCACGCCGACGGTGGGCGACCGCTACTTCTTCGCCCACCCCAAGGTGTCCTCGCTGGTGGTCGTCGATTCCGCTGGCACGCCGGCCACACTGACCGCTGGCACCCACTACACCGCCGACCTGGACTTCGGTGCCCTCCAGTTTCTGGATACCACCGGCTTCACCGCGCCGTTCAAGGCGAGCTACGGCTACGGCGTGGCCACCGAGATCGGCATCTTCACGCAGGCGTTGCCGGAGCGTTACCTGCGGCTCGAAGGCATCAACACGGCGCAGGGCAACGCCAAGGTGCTGGTCGAGCTCTACCGCGTGGCCTTCGACCCGCTCAAGGAGATCTCCTTCATCTCCGACGAGTACAACAAGTTCGAGCTGGAAGGTTCGCTGCTGGCCGACAGCACCAAGCCCTTCGACGCGGTGCTCGGCCAGTTCGGCCGCATCGTGCAGCTCTGAGGGATGGGTGCGCCATGAACGATCTGGACACCCTCGTCCCGCAAGGGATCGAACTCGTCATCGACGGCGAGCCCCTGGTGATCAAGCCGCTGAAGGTCGGGCAGTTGCCCGGTTTTCTGCGCGCCATCTCGCCGGTGATGCAGCAGATCTCGTCCACGGAGATTGACTGGCTGGCGCTGTTTGGCGAGCGCGGCGATGACCTGCTGTCGGCCATCGCCATCGCGGTCGGCAAGCCTCGGGCCTGGGTCGACGAGCTGGCCGCCGACGAGGCGATCCTGCTTGCAGCCAAGGTGATCGAGGTCAACGCCGATTTTTTTACCCGGACGGTGATGCCGAGGCTCGACAGGGTGCTCGCGGCGGGCCTGAAGGTGCCAGCAGCGAAGGTTGGTTCGACGCCATCCAACACCTGATCGAGCACGGCCACCGCTTGCCCGACATCCTCGGCTACACGCTGGCGCAGTTGCGCGGTTTCATGGCGGCCACTATCCGGACCGACGCTGCACGTGACGCCCGGCTGCTGTCACTGCTCGCCATTGGCACGCGCGGCGACGCGCGTCAGCTCGACAAGACCCTCGACCGCCTGACTGACCATGCGCATCTCGATCCGCATCGATAGCGCCGCGGGCAACGCACAGTTGCGCCGCTGGGGCGGCGAGTTCCGGACCAAGGTGCAGAAGGCGGTCGAGCGCGCCATGCGCACCGAGGCCGCCGAGATCAAGGACGACGTGCGTGCCCATGTGGCCGGTCAGATGTCGGTGGTCAGGAAGTCCTTCCTCAAGGGCTTCACCGCCAAGGTGCTGGCCAAGGACCCGAACCGGCTGCCAGCGCTCTACGTCGGCTCGCGGATTCCGTGGTCGGCCATGCACGAGACCGGTGGACAGATCGCCGGGCGGATGCTGATCCCCTTGCACGGACGGGTCGGACGCAAGCGCTTCAAGGCGCAAGTGGCCGAACTCATGCGCGGCGGCAACGCCTACTTCATCAAGAACGCCAAGGGGAACATCGTCCTGATGGCCGAGAACATCAAGGAGCACGACCGGCCGCTGTCGGGCTTCAAGCGCCGCTACCGCAAGGCCGAAGGCGTCAAGCGGCTGAAGCGCGGCGCCGACATTCCCATCGCCGTGCTCGTGCCCAAGGTGGTGCTCAAGAAGCGCCTGAACGTTGAGCGCCTGGTGGCGGGCCGGATTCCACGCCTGTCGGCAGCGGTGGAGCAGAGCCTGAATCAAATCGTGTGACCACTATCGCGGAACACGCACGTAGCGAATGGGGTTCTGCGATCCACTGCCAGCAGTGCCGAACAGGGACGAGGCGTTCTTCTGACTGAAGCTCGCCCCCGTCAGCGGGGCTTCGTGAAGAGGCACGAAAGTGAATCGGCCCTCTGCATCTGGGCCTTGCCACTCCTTGACCTCGAAGACACCACGGACGATGCCGTTGGCGTGAATGATCGCGTAGCGGCATCGCGAAGCGCGCTGCTTGCTGAGCTTCCAGCGGCTCTTGGAGACGTCGAGCAGCGTGGACTTCTGCGCAACGACTTCAGCCCACCGCCGATTGATGTTGATCGCGACGACTTCCTCCGACTCGGCGAGGCCCGGTAGATCTGCAATTCGGAAAGGTTCGCCTTTCGTCGCTTCCAGGTCTTGCACCGTCTTCAAGCCGAAGTGAGTCGTGCCATGACCAGAGACCTGATTCGTCAGAGCGCCTCCTAGCTGCCAGTCAAGAACGCTGATGAGGGCGGCCTCAATCAGCAGCGCCTGCTCGGGGGTCAGCCCTTCCCGGACGATGTACATGGACGGATCGGAGCCCGCTCGCAGCAGGGCCGCAATGCGCTGCCGCTTCGGCGACAGGCCATCGGTGTCGACGTCCTCATCTTCCGGAGTTTCGAGCAGGCGCATTGGATCGTCGGTCAGTAGCCGACGCACATCTTCGACGTGATCGAAGACGCGATTTCCTTGGCCCTTGCCCACGTAAAAGATCCGGTCGTCCAAGTCTGCAAGGGCATAGACATAGGACCCGATCGCTTCAACGGTTGCCGGTGAGAACACAACCCATCCTTTCGCTCATCAGTTACTTGGAATCTACCCGCGATGTCTAGCAAGCGCATCAGCATCCTCGTTGCACTCGAAGGTGCCGACGAGGGGCTCAAGCGCGCCATCACGTCTGCCGAGCGCAGCCTGGGCGAGCTCTCCAGCACGGCCAAGACCAGCGGCGCCAAGGCTGCCTCGGGTATCGCCGAAGTGCGCGCGGGCATGTCCGCCTTCGGCGAACAGGTCAACCGGGCAAAGGGACAGCTTCTGGCTTTCCTGACGATCAATTGGGCCGGCGGCAAGGTCCAGGAGATCGTGCAGATCGCCGACGCGTGGAACATGATGTCCGCGCGCCTGAAGTTGGCCACGGCTGGGCAGCGCGAGTACGTCACTGCGCAGAAGGAACTCTTCGCCATCGCGCAGCGCATCGGCGTGCCGATCCAGGAGACGGCCACGCTGTACGGCAAGCTGCAGCAGGCAGTGCGGATGCTGGGCGGCGAACAGCAGGACGCGCTGTCCATCACCGAGAGCATCTCGCAGGCCCTGCGACTCTCCGGTGCGTCCGCCACCGAGGCACAGTCTTCGCTGCTGCAGTTCGGCCAGGCGCTGGCCTCGGGCGTGCTGCGCGGTGAGGAGTTCAACTCCGTCGTCGAGAACAGCCCGCGCTTGGCCCAGGCCCTGGCCGATGGCCTGAACGTGCCTATCGGGCGACTGCGCAAGCTCGCCGAGGAAGGACGCCTGACCGCCGACGTGGTGGTCAACGCGTTGATGAGCCAGAAGGACAAGCTGGCCAGTGAGTACGCGCAGTTGCCGCAGACGGTCAGCCAGAGCTTCGAGCGCTTGCGCAACGCCTTCGCTCAGTGGGTCAGTAAGGTGGACGAATCCACCGGGCTCACCAAGAAGCTGGCCGAGGCGCTGACCTTCCTGGCCAACAACCTCGACACGGTGATGCAGTGGTTGAAGCGCATCGCCGAAGTTGGGCTGGCGGTGCTGATCTACCGTCTGATCCCCGCTCTGATCACCGCCTGGCAGACAGTCGGGGCGGCAGCGGTCACGGCGGCCACCGCCACGTCGGCCGCGTGGGCGACCGCGAACCTGTCGGTGTCGGCGGCGGTCGCCAGCGTCGGCTTGCTCAAGACCGCGTTCGCTGTCTTGGGCGCTTTCCTCGTCGGCTGGGAGATCGGTACCTGGCTGTCCGAGAAGTTCGAGATCGTCCGCAAGGCCGGCATCTTCATGGTGGAGATGTTGGTCAAGGGTATCGAGCAGCTGCGCTACCGCTGGGAGGTCTTCGCCGCCATCTTCACATCGGACACGATTGCCGAGGCCACAAAGCGCCACGAGGCACGGCTCGCGGAGATGAACCAGATCTTCGCGCAGATGTATGCCGACGCCTCTCGCGGGGCGGACGCGGCCAAGGGTGCGATGAACACCGCCGCGACGACCGCCGAGGAGATCGCCAAGCGGCTGGAGGCCGTGCGCCAGGGTACGCAGGAGGCGGTCGGCCGGGGCATCGAGGCGGTGCACAACGCGCTGGAGCGCCTGAAGACTCGGATCGGCGAGGTCGATCAAGCTGTCGGCAAGGCCAACCAGACGGTCAACGACGCCACCGCCAAGATGGCCGAGGCGTACAAGGGCCTGACCTCCATCGTCGAGGCCAACCTGCTGCGGCAGATCGAGGCAGTCAAGGCCCGCTACCAGCAAGAGCAATCGGCGCTGGAGACCACCAAGCAGTCCGAGGCGGCGCTGATCACCAAGGCGACGCAGCTGCTCACCGACGCGCTGACCCAGCAGACGACGCTGCGCCGGCAGGCGACCACCGACACGCTCAAGCTGATCGACGACGAGTCGCGCGCTCGCATCGATGCCGCACGCCGGCAGGGGCAGACCGAGGAAGAGCGCCGCGCCAACGTGCAGCGGGTCGAGAACGAGATCCTGGCGACTAAGCGCCAGACGATGACGCAGGCGTTGGCTGAGTACCGGCAGCACATCGACGCCCTCAACGCCGAGGCCAACCGCCACCTGGCCGAGATCAAGCGCATCGAGGAGGAGAAGCGCCAGCTCTCGATGACGACGGAGGAGCGCATCCGCGACATCCGCCGTCAGGGCATGACGGAGTTCGAGGCGACCGAGGACCGCAAGCGCCAGGTCGCCGAGTACCAGGAGAAGGCACGCACTGCGCTGGCCAACGGCGAGTTCGAGCAAGCTCGGCAACTCGCGCAAAAAGCGATGGACCTCGCCTCGCAGGTGGCGAGTGCCCAGACCAGCGAGGCCAAGCGTGGCGAGGATGCGCGCAAGCAGTCTGAGCAGGCGGTCACCCAGGTCACCCAGATCGAGGCGCAATCGCGCGAGGCCTACCGCAAGCAGGAGTACGCACAGGCCGAGGCCCTGATGCGGCAAGCGGACCAGCTACGCGCCGAGCTGGCCCAGAAAACCAAAGAGTCCGACGCCCAGATTGCGCAAGGCAAGGACGGCGTCAACCAGGCCATCCAGCGCATCCGGGAGTCCGAGGAAATCCTCAACCAGACCCTGGACGCTGAAGCCAAGGCGCACCAGCGTGCGGCGCAGTCGGCGATCTCGGCGCGCGATGAGATCCAGCGGACGCTCACCGAGACGTCGAACCAGATCGACCAGATCACCGCGAAGCTCGCCGAGGGGCTCAAGGTCACTCTGGACGCGGACACCTCGCGCTTCGACCAGGCGATTGCCGACCTCGACAAGGCCATCGCCGAGAAACAGTACCTGCTGGCGATCCAGGCCGATTTGCAGGAGGCGGAGAAGAAGCTCAAGGAGTACGAGCAGCTGCTCAAGGAAGGCAAGACGCTGCCGCTCGACGCCGATGTCTCAAAGGCGAAGGACGCGCTCGCCAAGCTCAAGGTCTACGCCGACCAGAACTCGCAGTTCGAACTGAAGGTGGCGACGGAGAAGGCGCAGGCGGCCATCGGCAATGTCGAACGGCAGATCCTGGCGTTGGACCGCCTCCAGACCGAGTCGCGCCACCAGGTCAACTCGAACGCGGGCGCTGCTCGTGCCGAGATCCAGAGCCTCAACGGCATGAACACCTCGAGCACGCACACGATCTACGTGCGCAAGGTCGAGACGAACGCCACCGGTGGCCTGGTCGGACGCGGCGTGCGCCAGTTTTCCGATGGTGGGGCGGTGTCGCCGGCGTTCCCGAGGATGAGCGGCGGCTCCGTTCCCGGCTCAGGGCACCACGACACGGTGCCGCGCACGTTGGAGGCCGGGGCCTTCGTAATCCGCAAGGCGGCAGTGCAGAAGTACGGCGGCGGCGCCTTGGCGCGCTTGGCCAACGGCGTAGCGCGCTTCGCCGTCGGAGGCCCGGTGCGAGCGTTCGGTGGTGGTCGCGCACTGGCTGGCGGTGAACAACCCAGCCTGCCGAAGAAGAACCGCGACGCGGTCGAAGCTCAAAAGATGATCGAGCTCGGCCTGCAAGGCGTGGACCAGTACACCGGCTGGGTGCGGTGGAACTATGGCGCCTCGGTCAGCCTGGACATGCGTCGCAAGACGATGGAGTACTGGGGCACGATGGCGCGCGATGACCGGCGCGCGCTCGATGAGTTCATCAGTCGCAAGACGCTCACCGGCAACGAACGCCAGACCCTGGAGCGCATCAAGCAGAACTGGCGACAAGCGATGGCGCAGCCGCTGCTCTGGGGCAAAGACCTGGAGCGCGACCTGATCGACTACATGGAGCAGAACCAGGGCGAGTTCTACCGGCGTGGCGGCATGGCGAAGTCCGACAGCGTGCCCGCCATGCTCACGCCGGGCGAGTACGTGGTGAACAAGGACGCGGTGGCGCGCTACGGCGCAGGCTTCTTCGAGTCGGTCAACAACCTGTCTGTGCCGGCCAGGGCGCTTGCGCAGCGAGTCCAGGGCTTCGCCACAGGCGGCCTTGTTCGCCCCGCAGGCGCGGCACCAACACGCCCAGTGCTGCCCGCCGATGGCACGCCGTCCCGGACAGTCCGGGTTGAACTGGCCGCAGGCGATCGCAAGGTGACAGCGACGGTCGATGGACGCGACGAGTCGCGCCTTCTGCAACTGTTGGAAGTGGCCCGCGCCCGGGCCGTCTGAGTCCCACCCATGCAACTGAAAAGCCTCGCCACTGGGGTGGCTCTGCCATTGCCCGACGACTTGCTGTGGACCGAAGAGCACGCCTGGACGCCTGCCGTGGCCTCGGTGTCCTACCTGGTGACCGGCGCGCTGCTGGTGCAGTCCGCCGTGCGCCAAGCCGGCCGGCCGATCACGCTGGCGGGCGCCATCGACATGGCCTGGGTGACCCGGGCCACGGTTGGCGCGCTCTACGAGTGGGCCGCCGTCCCGCTGGGTGTGAGCAGCGGCCGCTTCGAACTGACGTTGGCTGACAGCCGTGTATTCGCAGTGGCCTTTCGGCACGGCGAGACGCCCGTCGAGGCTGAGCCCGTTGCTGGGTTTCCCGCCCGATCCGCCGACGACTTCTACCGACTGACCCTGCGATTCCTGGAGCTCTGACATGCCGATCCAATCCGGCGACGTGAAACTGCTGAAGTCCGCCGTGATGGCGGACGTGCCGGAAGGTGGCGGCGCGCCCACCGGGATCACTATCGCCGACGGCGTCTCCAACGCCATCTTCCCGGACATCTCCGAACTGGATCGTGCGGGCGGCCGGGTGAACCTGCGCAAGTCCTTCGTCTCGGTGCAGACGGGCGACACCGACACCTACTTCGGCGCGAACGTGATCGTCGCCGAGCCGCCGCAGGACCCGCGCGTCAGCGTGACGCTATTCAGCACGGCCAGGACCTTCGACACCCGCGAGCAGGCGCAGGTGCGCATCGAGGCCTATCTCAACAAGGGACCGGAGTGGGCCGGCTATCTGTTCGAGAACCACATCGCCGGCCAGCGCGTGATCCAGCTGTTCCAGCGCACGACCGACACCATCCCCAACGTCGGGCAGACGCTGGTGCTGATCGAGAACGAGGGGCTCGGCACGCAGAAGGAGCAGTACGTGCGGGCGACGTCGGTCTCGGTCGTCGAGCGCACGTTCACCTACAACAACGACCAGGACTACAAGGCCAGCGTCGTCACGGTCAGCATCAGCGACGCGCTGCGGTACGACTTCACCGGCTCGCCTGCAAGCCGGACGTTCACCCGGATCGGCAGCAACACCAAGGTGCGCGACACGGTGGTGGCCGACGCCGGCACCTACGTTGGGGTGGTGCCGCTCACCCAGGCAGCGTCCGTCGGTGACTTCACCATCAAGGGCGCCTCGATCTACACCCAGCTGGTGCCGAGCGCGCAGACTGAGACACCGATCTCGTTCGTGCCGCCGTATGCCGCCGCCGGTCTGCCGGTGCCAGGCGCCGTCGCGGTGAGCTACACAGCGAGCCACGCCTGGACGCCGAGCGTGGCTTTCAATCTGCCGGGCGGCTGCTTGCCGGGATCGCTCTCCATCCAGACAGCAGGCATCACGATCTTCGACGACGCGGGCCTGCTCAAGACGGCGAGCGGAACCATCGGCACCATCGACTACGCCAACGGCATCCTGTCCCTGAACTCGGGCTCGATGTCGGGCTCCAAGGCCGTCACCTACACACCGGCGGCGCGAATTCTTCGGGCGCCGCAAAGCTCCGAGATTCCAATCACTCCGGAGTCGAGAAGCCAGTCCTACGTTGGTGCCGTGCTGCCGGTGCCGCAGCCGGGCACGCTGTCGATCAGCTACATGGCGCAGGGGCGCTGGTACGTCCTGTCCGACGGTGGCAACGGATCGCTCAAGGGCCTCGACACCAGCTACGGCGCGGGCACAGTCAACCGCAATACCGGCGCCTTCGTGGTCACCCTGGGCGCGCTGCCCGACGTTGGCAGCTCGTTGATCCTGACCTGGAACGTCCCGACGCAGGAGACGCAGCAGCCGTCGACGAGCGTCAAGGCATCCCAGACACTGGTGCTGAGTCCACCGACCGGCACGGCGGTACAGCCCGGCTCGCTCAGCCTGTCGTGGGAGTACGACGGCGCGAAGACCGCAGCGGCCAACGCAGCCGGCGAAATCTCGGGGGCTGCGACGGGAAGGGTGAGCATCGCGCAGAGCCGAGTGGACTTTGCGCCCAATGTGCTTCCCGAAGTGGGAACGCTGCTGACCGTGAGCTACGTGGCGGGCCCCAAGCAGGAGGACAGCTTCGCGCATCCTTCGCGCAACGGCTCGGGCCAGTTGCCGGTGACCGCCACGCTGGGTGCTATCGAGCCCGGTTCGCTCGAAGTCGAGTGGAACACCTTGACTGACGAGGCGGTGCTGGGTGTTTACACGATGCAGCAGCTGTGGGAGATGGGAATTGCGGTGTCCATCTGGCGCGACCCCATCCAGATCGCGCGCGACAACGGCAGCGGTACCGTGGTGCTGAACGGCATCAGCATCGGCACGGTGAACTACGCCACTGGGCAAGTGGCGTTCAACCCCGATGTGACGGTCAGGATTCCGCGACCCAACTACACGCCTGTGGCTATCACCGGTACAGCCAGTTGGCGCTTGAACTACAGCGGTCTGTCCTACGTCGACGCGCCGTCTGTGTATCCGAACGACGAATCCGGCTTCGTGAAGCTGCGCTACAACAGCCCGGGCTCCACGAGCAGTCTGACCGAGACTCATCAGTTCACGCCCTCGTTCAAGCTGGTGCCCGGCGTCAATGCGCAGGTAGTCACCGGGACCGTGCTGCTCACTGTTCCGGACGCGCAGCCCTGGGGCGACAACGGGCAGGGCACCCTGCGCGAGTTCACGCCGAGCGGCTGGGTCACGCGCGGGTCGATCAACTACCTATCGGGCGACGTGGCGCTGACCTCCTGGACGGCCGGCACGAATAACGCGATCACGCGCGCCAGTTGCGTGACCACGGTCGGCGAGAACATCTCCAGCGAGTACGTGTTCCGCAGCGGTGCTGCGCCGCTGCGCCCGGGGTCGCTGTCAGTCCAGTTCGCCCGTGCAGTGGGTGGGACCCAAAGCGTCACGGCGGGCATCGACGGCCAAATCGAGGCGACCGGCCTCACCGGCGCGGTGGACTACGAGAGTGGTCTGGTTCGCCTGCGTTTCGGCCGGATGGTCACCGCCGCAGGCAACGAGAGCCAGCCCTGGTATGCCGCCGAAGGAGTGGGCGCCGACGGCAAGATCTTCAAGCCCGAGCCGGTGGCAGCATCCAGCGTGCGCTACAGCGCGGTGGCCTACAGCTACCTGCCGCTGGATGCGAACCTCCTGGGTATCGATCCGGTTCGCCTGCCCAGTGACGGGCGCGTGCCGATCTTCCGGCCCGGTGGCTTCGCCGTGGTCGGGCACACCGGGCGCATCACCACCTCGGTCAGCAACGGGCAGACCATCAGCTGCGCGCGCGTGCGCCTGTCTCGCGTGCGCGTGGTCGGCCACGACGGCGTGGTCATCCACACCGGCTACACGGCCGATCTCGAAGCCGGCACCGTCACCTTCAACGATGTTTCCGGCTACAGCCAACCGGTGACCATCGAGCACCGCGTCGAGGACATGGCCGTGGTGCGCGACGTGCAGATCAGTGGCGAGATCAGCTTCACGAGGGCGCTGACGCACGAATATCCGGTCGCGAGCCCGGGCGATCCGGCGTCCGGGAGCTTTGTGTCGAGCGCCCTGATCGCCGGCGATCTCTTTGCCCGGGTCAGCTTGGTGTTCGACCAGGCCACGTGGAGCGGCGCGTGGTCGGATGCGCTGGTGGGCAGTGCCGCCACGGCGACCTTCAACAACACGCAGTACCCGATCCTGGTCACCAATCGCGGCGCGCTGACCGAGCGTTGGATCGTGCGCTTCACGAACAACACATCGTTCGACGTGATCGGCGAGAACGTCGGCGTCATCGCCACCGGCAACACCAGCGCTGACTGCGCGCCGAACAACCCGGCGACCGGCGTCCCGTACTTCGATCTTCCCGCGCTCGGGTGGGGCAACGGCTGGGCTACGGGCAACGTGCTGCGCTTCAACACCATCGGCGCGCAGTTCCCGGTCTGGGTGGTGCGCACCGTCCAGCAGGGCCCGGAGAGCGTGCCCGACGACAACTTCACCTTGCTGATTCGCGGGGATGTCGACACGCCTTGAGGGCGTGGGTCGACAGCCTCTTCACTCGCAGACTGGAACTCACGACATGCCTGATCTCACCGTCAAGTACTTCAACAGCGGCATGACCGGCGCGCCTCAGATCGCCAACAACTGGGGCGATCTGGTGAGCATGCTCGATGCCTGCCTGGTCAACGGCTTCGCGTTGAAGGCCATCGACACGCTGACCTCGGTGGGCGGCATCGCCACGGCCACCATCTCCTCCGGACATGCCTACCGCCCAGATCAAGTGGTGCTGATCGCCGGCGCCGAGCAGCCCGAATACAACGGGCAGTTCCGCGTGCTGACGACGACCACGACTACCTTCACCTTCGCGGTGGAGGGCACGCCGGCCTCGCCCGCGACGACCACGTCGAGCCTGAGCGCCAAGGTGGCGCCGCTCGGCTGGGAGAAGCCATTCGCCGGAACGAACAAGGCGGCCTACCGGAGCAAGAACCCGCAGTCGCCGCAGAACCTGCTGCTGATCGACAACAGCCTCAAGACGCCGGGCTACACCACGTCCTGGGCCAAGTGGGCGAACGTCGGCATCGTGGAAGGCCTGGCCGACATCGACACCATCGTCGGTGCCCAGGCACCCTACGACCCGAATAACCCAACCCAGAACTGGAAGCAGGCCGCGGCCAACCAGTGGGGATGGCACAAGTGGTACCACGCACGCCAGGCCGGCTACGACAACTCCGGTGACAGCGGCGGCGGAAACCGCAATTGGGTGTTGGTCGGTGACGACCGCCTGTTCTTCCTGTTCTGCAGCAGCGCGGCGGGGTATGGCTGGTACGGACGCAGCTCCTACTGCTTCGGCGACATCACGAGCTTCAAGCCGGGCGACAACTACGCCACCGTGCTGTGCGCCGACGACGTCTACTGGAGCAACAGCAGCAGCGGCTATTCCAGCTACCCGGGCCAGTTCAACGGCTATGGCCTGGTGTCCTCGCTCGACTTTGCCGCCAAGGTGCTGCTGCGCAACCACACGCAGCTGGGCAATCCAGTCCGCTTCGGAGTCACCTCACTCAACACCAACAACGGGCAGCAGATCTGCGGCCGCGGGCCGACGCCGTTCCCGAACGGCGCGGACTACAGCCTATGGTTGCTGCCAACCTACGTGCGTCAGGAGGACGGCCATATCCGTGGGTTGATGCCCGGAATGCTGTGGATGCCGCAGGACCGGCCCTACAGCGACCAGACCATCGTCGACAACGTGGTCGGCCAGGCGGGCAAACGCTTCCTGCTGGTCCGCACGCAGTACAGCTCCGAGACCGAAGGCGCGCAGATCGCTTTCGACATCACCGGGCCCTGGAGGTGACCGATGGGCTACCCGCTCAGCGATACCTTCGCGTCAGCGCCCGCCTCGGGGTACACCACCGTGCTGGGTGGGATGTCCGCCAGCCACAACAGTTCGCAGCAGGCCATCGATGTCTTGGCGTCGACCACGCAGTCGATCCTGCGCTTCAACGAGACAGCGCACGGCGACTTCTGGTTCGAGGCCGACATCGAATTGCTGACAGACCCGAGTGCGCGCAAGCACGTCGGCCTGTGGGTGACCACCGGCAACGCGGCAGAGGGCTACCGCTTCGCACATCTGGACGGCGCCTGGAGCGTGTCCCGGTGGAGCAGCGGATTCGGCGATGGCGCAGCGGTGACCGGCAGCGTCAACGACGGCGCCAGGCCGATGGCAAGCAGCGCCAGCACGGCGCCGACCTTCAACGTCGGACAGCGCCGGGTCCTGCGCTGCGAGGTGATCACCGGCGCGCCGGATGCGAATGGCGTGCCGTTGACGCGGCTGATCCAGTTCTCGGCCGGTGGTGTCGTGCTCTTCCAGGTGGCCGACGCGACTTACCGGGGCAAGCTGGTGCCGGGCGTTTTCCTCTACGGCGCCACGGCGCGCATCCATGCCATCGCGGGCGACACGCCATCGGGCCTGCCTGCGTTTCCTGCTGCGGTCGGAGTCAACGCGGCAGACGACCTGCAGCCGCTGACGGGCGGCTCCACCTCGGTACTGCCAAGCCCTGGGGCCAACATCGGCGTCAACGTCGATGCCGAACTGATGCGCCTGAACAGCCCGGCGTCCGAGCGGTGGAGCGAACCAGGTGTCTACGACCGCCACTTCCGTGCGATCCCGTCCGGGCGCAAGAACATCCACTTCAGCGGCGTCGGCGTGATCGCGGGCACGGTCAAGGAGAAGGGCATCCCCGACCAGCCGCTGGAGCGGCGCGTCCAGCTCATCAGCGAGAACACGCGCTTGCTGGTGGCTGAGACCTGGAGCGATGCCAATGGAGACTATCGCTTCGATGTCATCGATCCGAACCAGCGCTACACAGTGGTCAGCTACGACCACAAGCACCTGTACCGCGCCGTCATTGCGGACAACCTGCAGCCGCAGTTGATGCCATGACCGTCGCCATCACCGTCGAACACAACGAGGCTCGACTCGCCGGCACGCTGAACTTCCTGGATGCAGGAAGCGATCCGGCGCGCCTGCGCATCTACGGCGGCACTCGCCCGGCGACGCCGGCCACGACACCGAGCAGCGCGATGCTGGTCGAGATCCGCCTGACCAAGCCTGCAGGCACGATCTCAAACGGGCTGCTGACGCTGACGCAGCAGGAGGATGGCCTCATCACCGCCAGCGGCCTCGCCACGTGGGCCCGGCTGGTCAATGGCGATGACGTCACGGCGCTCGACCTGGACTGCAGCGGCACCGACGGCAATGGCGATGTGAAGCTGGCCAGCACCACTCTGTACCTGGGTGGTGACGCGCGCATGGTGTCGGCCATCCTGGGCTGAACTCGTGGGCTGACGACATGCCAGATTCCGGGGCGTTGCAGATCCACCTGCGGTTCGACCAGCCGGCGCCCACCGACGCGCACCTGTTGTTCGGTGCGGATTACGTCCCGCCGCGCAGCGACCTGACGGTCCAGGCTGTCCTGCCGTTGCCGAGCGTCGCCATCAAGTTCATCCCGCCCGCGCGGGTTGAACTGCTGGTGCAACTGCCGGCGCTCACTGTGAGCTCGGTACTGCTGCGACCGAGCGTGCCGCTGGACGTAGGCGACGCCCAGGGCGCGATCCTGCCTGGCGTGGTGTTCGCCGGTGAGGTGCGGTACGACTCGCGCACGCAGCGCCCGACCGTTGGCCAGACCGAGCACCCCTGGCACGTGGCCGGACGCACCGAGGATGGGTCGAAACAGGGTCAACAGGACGCTACTGCCATGCCCTCGGGCTGGGGCGTCCCTTGGCGGGCCACGACCGCGCGGCCGCAGGGCATGGCGCACCGGCTGCCGCCGGTGTTGTCGGCTTCGCGCGAGCAGCGTCGAGCAGACCATCAAGACGCGACGCCGTTGCGGTGGGCGACGTGGCTGCGGCATCAGATCGCCACGCACATCGAGATGGTCCGCGAAGGCGTGTTCCAGAACGCCGGTGCGGTCCGCGATGCCACGCACTTCCGGCACCAGGACGGGGACCGCAGCAAGCGCGCGAACCGGCTGGGTTTCTGGCAAGGCGGTCGGAAGGTCACGCGCGGCCAGGGCTCGGACTTCCAGAGCGCGCGGGCTGCACTGCGGGGCTGGCGTGGTCGGTATCAGGAAGCGGTGCCGCCCCCGCCAGGGATCAGCTTGCTGGTGATCCCGGTGCCGCCACCGACGACGCCTTGCTACACGCCGAGCACGGCCTTGCTGTTCGCCGCACTGGCCGCGACCGATGGCCATCTGCTGTTCATCTGTGAGAACCACGACAACCCGCCCCCGACAGGGGAGCCGGTGGTCGTTCCCATTCGGAGGCTGTACTTCGTGATCAACAACGTGACCCTGCACCGCGTGCCTGATGGCGCGGAGGTGCCGGTGTTCAACCTGTCGCTGTCGCTGGATGCGGCGTCCTGGACCTGGGGCTTCGAGGCGTCGCTGCCAGCGAGTGCCGAGTCGTTGGTCGACCCTGGCGCGGCGTCCGGTCCGGTGGAGCTGCTGGCCAGCGTGAACGGCACGGCCTTTCGGGTGCTGGCCGAGAACATCAGCCGCGAGCGCATCTTCGGCGACGCCAGCATCCGCATCTCGGGCCGGGGGCGGAACGCCGTGCTGGCCGCACCCTATGCGCCGGTGATGACCTTCTCGAACGCCGAGGGCCGCACCGCTCGGCAACTGATGGACGACGTGCTGACCGTCAACGGTGTGCCGCTCGGTTGGTCCGTCGATTGGGGCCTGACCGACTGGAACGTCCCGGCAGGCGCATTTGCCCACCAGGGGACGTGGATCGAGGCCCTGGCCGCCATCGCGGGGGCCGCTGGCGGCTACCTGATGCCCCATCCGATTGCGCAGAGCCTGCGGGTCCGACATCGCTACCCGGTGCCCCCGTGGGAGTGGGGCTCGGTCACCCCCGACTTCGTGCTGCCTGTGGACGCCGTGGCCCGCGAGTCCGTGCGCTGGCTGGAGAAGCCGGCCTACAACCGGGTGTTCGTCTCCGGCCAGGAATTCGGGGTGCTCGGCCAGGTGACGCGCGCCGGCACCGCAGGCGACGTGCTGGCGCCGATGGTCGTGGACGCGCTGACTACCGAGGCGCCCGCGGCTCGTCAGCGGGGCATCGCCATCTTGTCCGACACCGGCCGCCAGATCGAGGTGAGCCTGCGGCTGCCCGTGCTGGCGGAGACCGGAATCATCGAGCCCGGAGCCTTCGTCGAGTACCAGGACGGCAGCATGACCCGGCTCGGGCTGGTGCGCGCCACGCAGGTGCAGGCCGGCTTCCCCGAGGTCTGGCAGACGCTGGGAGTGCAGGCTTATGCATAACGTCTACGAGCAGTTTCGCCAGCTGCTTCCCAACCCACCGCTGCAGGCCGGCACGGTGACCGACGTCGCGGTCGGCGTCGTCACCGTTCAACTGCCTGGTGGCGGCGTCGTCAAGGCGCGTGGCGCCGCCGGTCTCGGCCAGAAGGTGTTTGTCCGCGACGGCACGGTCGAAGCCGTAGCCCCCAGCCTGCCGCTCGAACTCATCGAGATCTGACCTACCGCTGATTCATCCCCTGAGGCCCGCCCAGTTGCATTCGCGCTGGGCGGGCTTCGTTTTTCTGGAGGCTTCCATGACTGAACCCGAACAATCGACACTGGTCGAGAACATGCTCCTGATGCGCAAGGAGGACTTCGACGATCTGCTCGACCGTGCCGCTGAGCGCGGTGCCGAGCGCGCGCTGTCGCACCTGGGGCTGGAGAGCAGCCACGCCGCTCGCGACATCCATGAACTGCGCGACCTGCTGGAAGCTTGGCGCGACGCACGGCGCACCGCCTGGCAGACCGGCATCAAGGTCATCACGACCGGCATCTTGGCGGCGCTGCTGGTGGGCGCTGCCATCAAGCTGAAGCTGATGGGTAGCGGCCAATGATCGAGACCCTGCTTGGAGGCCTCCTCGGCGGGGCGTTCCGTTTGGCTCCCGAGGTCCTGAAGTGGCTGGACCGCAGAGGCGAGCGTGGCCACGAGCTGGCGATGCAGGACAAGGCGCTGGAATTCGAGAAGCTGCGCGGCGCCCAGCGCATGTCGGAGATCGGCGCTGGCGCAGATGCGGCGTGGAACGTCGGAGCCATCGAGACGCTGCGCGAGGCGGTCGCCGCCCAGGGCCAGCGCTCCCGAGTGCGCTGGGCCGATGCGCTGTCCATCAGCGTCCGCCCGGTGATCACCTACTGGTTCATGGCGCTGTACTGCGCAGCAAAGACGGCGGCGTTCGTCGGGGCGGTGTCGGGCGGGGCCGACTGGGGCGCCGCGATCCTGCACGCCTGGACCGATGCCGATCAGGCGCTGTGGGCCGGGGTGCTGAACTTCTGGTTCCTGGGGCGCGTGTTCGACCGGGTGCGGCCGTGATCGCAGTGCCGCAGGCGGTCATCGATCTCGCCAAGCGCTTCGAGGGGTTTCACCGGGTGCCGAGGGCCGATCCCGGCCGCGCGCATCCCTACGTCTGTCCAGCCGGCTACTGGACCATCGGCTACGGCCACCTCTGCGATCCGAAGCATCCGCCGATTACAGAGGCCGAGGCCGAAGGCTACCTGGCCGCCGATCTCATGACTGCGTTGAACGCGACGCTGCGCTACTGCCCCGTGCTGGCCACCGAGCCCGAGGGGCGGTTCGCGGCCATCGTGGACTTCACGTTCAACCTCGGCGCCGGGCGGCTGCAGACATCGACGTTGCGGCGGCGGGTCAGCCAGCGGGACTGGTCAGGCGCAGTTGTCGAACTGCGCCGATGGATCTATGGCGGCGGAAAGGTGCTGCCCGGCCTCGTCACCCGGCGAGAGGCGGAGATTGCCTTGCTTCTTCGCAACGCTTGATCCGACAGCACTCGGAAGAGCTTGGCTTCAGGGCCGAACAGCGCGTTCATGCCATTCCCCGCAACGGAGAAGTGCCGATGACCAGCAGATACAAGAAGGCCGTGATCGAGGATGTCGTCTCTCACGATATCGACGAGGCCCAACAGTCCAAGCTCCTCGACCTGTTTGAGAACGCCATGAAGTCAGTCGCAACCACACTGGTCCGCGAGGCCCGATTCGACACGAGCGACTTCGCAACCGCGAAGCAGGGAAACTGCGATGGCTTTCAGCTGACGCTGCAGCGTCTGCACGTTGACGGTCGAGACGTCTGGCAAGGTCAGTTCAGCAGAGCCGAAAAGCGGCTCACCGTGATCGCATCCCTCGAATAGCCTGGCACCTACTCGGCTTCCTTCGGCACGTCCCAGTCCGCCAGACGCGCTTCGCCGGTCTGGTAGAACTGCTTCACCAGCTTCACATACTCCAGGAAGTCCTTGTTCTCGGTCGCCAGCCGATTGGCGGTGTCCCAGTCGATCTCCCCGCGCTCCCGGGCCGGTATCAGAACCTGGCTTTCGGACGGGTTCTCGACATCGATCTTGATCAGGCCGATGCCGTGGGCCGCAAACAGCATCCGCAGCTCCTTCAAGGTGTCCTGCCCCTCGATCTCGGCAGCCACCATGTAGCCAAAGTTTGCCCACGACGAGTTCGAGACGGACTGAAAGAAGCACTCTCGGACGTTGGATCTGTTGATCAGCAGCTTGACCTCGAGCGACCACAGCTTCGTGCGCTTGTCCGAGTACTGATTGACGCAATCCTTGACCTCTTGGTGCCACTCGGCGCCCAGGTCCTCCATGCCGGCCAGATCTGGGTAGAGCCAGCGGCTGCCGTTCGGCCCGCGCTTGTTGGACGAGCGCCTTTCGTCGATGCGCTTTGAGTACACCCCGAACTCGGCCCACAGGTAGCTTGCCAGCAAAGGGTACAGGCCATGCTCGCCGATCTTGGCCTGCTCCTTACCGACGGGAGCTGCGACACCGGTGTTCTCGACCGCAGCGACCTCGGCGCTGTCGGACTTCTCCGAGAAGTAGTACTTCCGGGGCCGGCCCTCGGTCGTCTTGAGACCAGGATGCTTCTTCTGCAGGCGCGGGCGCTGTGAGCCGATCTCTGCTACCAACTGCTGTAGCAGGTCCGCGTCTGTTTCCAGCGCCTGGCTGCTCGCCTTCTTGGCGTGGCACTCGGTCGGGAAGGTCGCAAAGATCCACTCGGCAATCTGTCGAGCAGAGAACTTCTCTTCAGGATGCGCGGTCAGGTAGTCGACGACCGCCTTGCCGAGGTTAAGGGCCATGGTGTTGTTCCTTTGGGGTCACTCGGCCATGGCCTTCAACAGCGCGTCGCGCGCGTCGGAGTAGAACTGGATGTCGATTTTGGTTGCCATGTCGTCGGACAAGTCGACCAACTGGCGCCGACACGCGACCGGCATCAGCAGCGACGTCGCGCCTTTCTCAACGGCGATCTCGGCAATCGTGACGGCGTTGTGGACGGGTTCAAGCGAGCCCCCGAGATTGATCTCGCCGACGATGATCAAGCCGCCACGTACGCTTCGCTTCAGCAGCGAGGTGCAAAGGGCCACCAACGAGGCCACGCCGAGCTTGGCCCCAGACTTCGCCGCGTCAAACGCCCGAAGCTGCACCGTGAACTCATGCTGCCGAGGGTCCTTGTCGCCAACCAACTGCAGCGCCCTGGCGTACAGGTTTTGCTCGGCGAAGCCGATGCTCTCGCGGAACGCGGGAGGAATGGGCTTGTTGAGGACCTTCACGCCAGACCCAGGGCCTTCGTTGACCTCGATGCGGTAGAGGCCCGAGTTTTCCTCCCCGCCACCGGGGCTGATGGTCCATACCTGTCCAGGCTCCAGCGGGTCGCCGCCGATGCTGTTGTCGCTTTGGAGCTCCGGTGTGGAGACGAACTTCTCGACGCCGTCGGCGCCCATGACGTAGCTGAAGTGGGTGTTCCGAAACTCGGCGGCGCCGACCCTCTTCTGCTGCTCCTTGACGCGGCGCCGGACCTCCATGGCGATGCGGACGGCCCATTCCAGGTCTTCGTCGGGGACCGGGACATCCGCGCTTGGGTACAGCAGCTTGAGCAAGCCGCTGACCGTCTTGTTGACGGCATTCGTGTCCCGGCCGGACAGGGCGCCGCCAAAGAAGACGCGGTTCTGCAACTCGCTCACTCGGCTCTGGTTCCGAAGTTGACTCCAGCACTCGGACAGGAAGTCGCTGACCAGGCCGAAGTGATTCGTGACCAGGTCCTTGTTGATCTTGGGCACGTCCCAACCAGGCAAGAACGCATGGATGCGGTCCATGAAGGCAGTGTCGTCCCGCATCTCCGGCGGCATAGGCCCAAACAAGTGCCCCACGCGTTGCTGGTGTTCCACATCGACGTCGAAGTTGCCGACCAAAACGATGCTGCCATCCGCGCGGATGCTCTCCTTGCCACGGCTGAACTCGCCGGACTCCATGTAGCCCTTCATGATGTTCACGCCGTCCTTCTGGTCGAAGGAGATGCCTGACACCTCGTCGAAGCAGACCACGTCGTACTGGCACACCAAGCCTCGACGGCCCTTGGGTGTGTTCTCCACGAACATCTTGGCCACAGTGGCTTTTCCACCTGAGATGAGGTGGGCGTAGGGCGAAACCTGCTGGAACAGATGGCTCTTGCCCGTGCCGCGCGGACCGAGCTCCACCAGGTTGTAGTTGCGCTCCACAAAGGGCACCATGCGCAGGAGCAGGGCGTTTCGCTGGCGGTCGCTCAGCCCGCCTGACTCAATGCCGATGGATCGGAGCAGAAAGCACTTCCATTCTTCGGTGGTGAACGCCTGGCGGGCTTTGGTCAGGGTGTCCAACACGTCGCGCTTGGACAGCTGAATCTCCCGTAGCGACGTGATCCCAAATGGACGTCCTTTGGCCTCCTGGGCAATCGCCACATCGAACGTCACGCCCAGCTCGGCATAGAAGCCGCCGGTCAACATGCGTTCGTGCTGGTTGACCAGCTCGCTGCTGATCCGCACATCCGTCAGCCGAAGGCTCGGCAGGCTGGCGACGTACTCGCCCTTGTTGTCCACGCGCGCCGTCACGAGGTCGATGATCTTCACCTCGCCGGTTTCCAGCGCTTTGGCCTTGAACAGCTCCTCCTCGCCAGCGCGTACCGTGCGGGACTTGAGCTGGCGCTGCACGATCTCAAGCCCCTCGTCGATCTCCTCTTGGTCGGTGCTAGCGCAATAGCGCCCGAGCATGAACTCGACAACGTAGGTTGGCACCGGAAACTGGCGACTGAAGGTGCGGACCAAGTCTTTCCGGACCAGATACCCGTCCAGTACCGAAGCGGCTTTCTTGTCTATCTGATCCAGTTCAATCATGCGTCATCCCCCGCCTATCACGGTGTTTGCTTCGGCCACCAGCTCGCCGGTCGCACTGAGCAGGACCAGAAACGCCGCGCGGCCTTGCAGTTCTTCGTTTTCAACAACCACCGATGCGGTGCCGTTGTCCTTGAGCGGCTTCACGCTCACGACCACGCTGGAAGCCGGGTCGCCCGCCTGGGTGCGAATGTCCAGGGACAGATTCGCGTACTGGCCGTCAACGGCCACCGTGCAGCGCAAACCCTTCCAGGCGATGTCGGTGACCTCGGCCACCTGCTTGGCCGAAGCGCTCCCGCTCCGAGTCACCACCAGATCCAAGGTGAGGCACTCTTGCAAGCTCAACCCGCCATGGTTGTAGTCCACCGACTTGCCGTAGCAGCTCACGCCGTCGGCCAGTGCGAACTGCTGATGGGGGTTCCAGAACCAGGGGTACAAACGCTCACCGGTGGAAGCGCCAGACTTGATCGAGGCGCAGCGCCCCCATTTGTTGTCAGTGAGGTCCTTGGACATCGGAATCGTGGGTAACTTGCCCGGCATGAGTAGCCAGCCGTGGTCGGTCACCACCCTAACGCTGTTCCAACCGGCAGCCAACAAGGCGCCGATGCGTTCTGTAATCTCTGCGAGAAGCGGGTCGATGTGCTTGGCCAGCTTCCAGCCGCGCGCATGCCCCTCGCTGTCGATGTCGCCGAATTCGCACCATGCGTTGCCCTGGCCGTCACCGTTCTCGGTGCGGTCCAGCACCTTCCAGTGGTTGTCGTTCAGCAGCTTCTTCAAGTGGTAGCCGCCCTTGAGCGACTGGCCGGTGGCAGCGACGCAAGGTTCGAAGTCATCGCAGTCGTCGGTACCGCTGATCTTGGTCCGTACTGGCGAAGTAGCCGCCTTGCCGGTCGCGGTCACGCTGGGCAGCGCTGTCCAGCGCATGGCCTCCGCTACCTGGCAACCGCGTGTCTCCAGGGCTGCCGAGAGGCGGCGAGCCGCGTCAAAGCGAAGGCCATCCACGAACAGCACGCACTCGCCCTTGGAGGCAGCGAAGGCCTTGGCGCTGGCGATCGTTCCACCAGGGTAGCTCGATCCGTCGACCAGCTTTTGCAGGTAGCGCGCAGACTCCTCCAGCCAGGGCAGATAGATCGCCCGAACGGCAGCAGTCACTGCGTCAATATCGGCCGCCTTTTCAACGCACGCCAGCGCTGACAGTACCGCATCGTCGGCTCGCCAGCCCTGCGTGGCATACCCGGCCTGCAAGTCCGCAACCGAGCCGGCCGCCAACGCTGTCTTGCTCACCTCCGCAACCACTGCCAGGTGCTTGGCGGCCAGTGCCAGCGGCGACTCACCCAACTCGGCCCACACCAGCTCACGGCGCAGCGCATGGGCCTTCTCCAGCTCCAGCACCCGCTTCCTGGCTTCGTGCGCAGGCAGGTGGTTCAAACCCTGCAGATCATGCTGGAGCGACTTCTCCTGCTCTTCGTTCCATTGCGGCCAGCCGCTGAGCTTTTCTGCAGGCGTGTCGAAGATGCCCAGGTCGGGCGGCTTGCACTGGCGGATTCGGTTCGGGATGTTGGGGTAACGCTTCGGTGCCTCGCCGTACCGCTCCCACACCGAATGCCAGGGCCCCTCGCGCGTCGCCAACTTGCTGGCACCCGCCAGAACGCCATCAGCCTGGGGGTTGAACGCCAGCTGTGACTTGCAGACCTCCACAAAGGCCTTCCACTCGTTGGCGCCGCGCGTGGTCTGGAACGCGTCGCCAAGATCCAGCCAGTGCAGCAGGTCGCGCACCGGGTCGCCGCCGGTCAGCAGGGTGTTGAAGTAGTCCTTGTCCAGCCGCTTGCCTTTCAACAGCTCAAGCTCTTCATCCAGCAGCCGGTACAGCGCCAGTTGCATGGCGTTCTTGGCGTCGTTGTCCTGGGCCACGTCCAGACCCATGCCGCCTTGGTCGGACTTCAGGAAGGCCATGATCGTCCAGTCCTTGGCGTTCGCCTGTGACCAGATCACGCCCCGGTACTGCAGCTCGGCCAAGGGCTTCAAGAGGTCCGGGCAGTCTTCGATCGCGCGCAGGTCCTGGCGGCTCACGCCAGGCAGGTAGAACACCGGCACTCGGTCGGCCGGCAAAGTGACATCGGACGCCTTGCCCGCAATCACGCAGCGCAGCCAGATGGCCGGCCCCGTGCGGTTCTCGGGCGCGTAGTCGCCCAGCACCAGCAGTTCGGCCAGCTCGCTCTGCAGGCGCGGGATCACCGCCTCCCACTGGCGGTCTTTGTCGGGCCACAAGATGCACGAGGGCGTGACTTGAACCTCGGGGTTGAAGATCGCCGAGTCGCGCAGAGTTTTGACCAGATGTTCGATCACGCGCATGGCTGGCCCTCCGTCATGGCGAAGAGCCCCATCACCTGGCCCACCAGCTTGGTCGTCCGCGCATCGATCTGCGCCACGCTCCACGCCTCGGCCGTCGCCAACTCGGCGTTCAGCTTGAGCCCGTTCTTGTAGCCCACCTCACGGCCCTTGCTGTCGGCACGATCGCGCTTGTCTTTGAAGCTCTTGTTTCCCAGCGCGCTGTTGAAGCCGGAGATCGTCAGGTTGCCCAGCTTGTGAACATGCGTTTCCTGAATGGCTTTGGCCTTCTTCTCGTCTCCGCCCGCGATCATCGTCACCCACGACGTGGGGATGTTGTCGCCTTGCGGGAAGATGTGCTCGATGGTCCACACGAAGAGCTTGCCTTCGTACTTCCACAGATCGACCCAGGTCTCCTTGGTCATGCTCTGCTCGGCCAAGGCGCAAAGCACAAACCGGGTGACCCCAGCGTTCTCCTCGTAGATGGCGCCTTCCAGCTTGCTGCGGAAAGTCTCATCGCTGGCCGACACCGCCAGCAACTCGTCGCGAATCGCCGTCACCAAGGCGTCGCCCTGCAGCTCTGCCACCTTGTCGATGGTGGCCATGAACAGGCGCGTCAGGTCACGGGTGGGCGGCGTGTCGGTCAGGTTGCGCCGAACGAAGAAGCAGACCAGCAACAGCGCGATCCTTTCCAGCTGCGCCACGTCGATACCCAGCGCTTCACGCCGCACCAGCAGGTACAGCATCAAGAGGTAAGACGGGGCGCCCTGAATGCGGTCGAGGTCTTTCAGCGGCTTGTCCAGCGGAGCCCATGCCTCATCCGTGTTCCGGGTCAGCATCAGTGCATACAGCTGACCGGCGGAACGGATCGCCTGCAGGTGATGCTTGGCGTCTTGGTTGATCAGCTTCTCGTAGATCTGAATCAGGTTGGATCTTGTGGCCACTAGGCCTAGGGGGTCCTTCTTCTTGTCCTCGTCCTTGCGGAACGGTACGTTCAGCGGGTCTTTGAACGCGTTGTAGTAGTGCCGGAAGAAGCGCTCCTGGACGCTGTAGTCGTCGCCAAGATTGCCAAGCAGCTTGTTCCACAGGTCGAAGTAGTGGTCCACCTTGCCGGGCTCGGTGGTTTCCAGCCGCGCCAGCAGCTTGTTCTTGATCAGGTCGATGGCCGTGAGCGGCATGCCCCGGTTGTTGAGCGACTCGAACAGCGTGTAAGCATCAGCGTGGCTGGCCACCTCGATCTTCACCAGGCAGGCCTGGCTCACTTTGTCGAGGAAGGCCATGATCGACGCCAGGCGATCGTTCTTGTCGTCCACCATCTCTTCGATGCGAGCCTGGAAGTACCGGAAGGCGCGGAAGATCCTCCGGTTGCCTGCGTAGGCCGGCGTATCGGCTGGGCTGATCACGCCCACGTCGGACAAGACAGCGCGGTAATCGTTCTGGTTGTTGTTCTGAATCTGCGGGATGACGCGCAACTGGTCGTCTCCCTTCTTCAGCACCAGCTTGCGCTTGAGGTTGATCAGTTCCACGCGCTGATCGTCGTTCAAGTCCTTCTCGTGCCGCTTCAGCGACTGGTACAGCGCCGCGAAAAGCAGCGACAGCGTCGTCAGGCGCTGCTGGCCGTCCACCACCTCCAGCCGCTGCACCGCCAGAGTGTCGGTGGTCTGGTTGATGCAGATGATCGAGCCCAGGAAGTACCCGGGGTCGTTCTCTTCGATGTCATCGAAGAGCGACTCCCACTGATCCACCTTCCAGGTGTATTCGCGCTGGTAGCGCGGGATCGCATAGACGACACCTGCTTCTATATCGAAGAGCTGCGAGACTGGGTAGTTGTTGACCGACTTGATCATAGGGACTCGATCACCTCCGCCGTTTGGCGGTAGTCGGCCAGGTAGCGGTCGAACGAAAACTCCGGGTTTTTGATGGCTGAGATGAAGTCGTCCATCCAGCTGCCCGCTTTCTGCTGCAGGCCATGCATGCTGGCCTCTTGCGCAATCACGCCCGCGGGGCGAGACGCGTAGTCCGTCAGCACGTTCAGCGCGGCATAGCCGTGGGGCCCCATCTCCGCGAAGTAAGTCTTGGTCAGGCTCTTGGTCTGGTCTCGCAACGCCAGAAGGTCATCGACCCGCCTTTGCTTTTCAACCACGTCTTTGGTCGCCTTGATGTCGAAGGCGCGGCACAGCAGGGGCAGCATCTCCTTCTCGGGTACGTGGTAGCGCTTGAGCTGGTGCAACTTCTCCGTCAGCGCGGTTTCCAGCTTGCGGATATCGCCGATGTTCTCCACGAAGCGGTCCACCCGGTCCATGCCGCGCCGGGTGTGGGCGTAGCTGAACTCGATGCTCTTGCTGCCAAAGATGATGCCGTTCAAGCAGATCCAGCGGCAAAAGCCCAGCTCAAAGCGCAGCAGCCGGGTGCGGTTGTAGCTGTTGCTGATGCGCAGAAAGGCCGTCCACCTGTCCTTCTCCCACGGCGAAAAGTCGGCGCTCTTGTGGATCAGGTCGATGTGGCAGAACGACCGGGTCTTGGGCATGGTGATGTTCAAGCATTCCATGTCGCCGATCTGCGTGGTGTGGAACACCTTCTTCATCACCTCGGCCGCCATGTCGTAGGCGGCCTTGTTCGTCACCAACTCGTAGTCGTCGGTCACCACCGCAAACGGGTGCTGCCGCTCCACGTCGACCACCGCGAAGTGGCGCTTGAGCTGCTGATACTGGTCGAGGCCGTCGGAGGCCGGCATGAACAGCGGTCGCATCTCCACCGGAAAGAACGCCTCAGCTGGATCTCGTGGCTTCCAGGCTTGATCGGTTGTCATCGTCTATGCCTTTCCGGGTTTGGCGCGAGCGGCGCGCTTCTCGGCCAACGTCAAGTGGTGATCGTTAATCCGGTCGCCCACCTTTCCGTCGTACTGCGGGCCAAGGTCGTACCAAGGGGCGGACGGCACATCACTGCCACGGTCCTTTTCCCAATGCAGGCTCTTTGGCTTGTCCCTTAAAACGCCAGCGCCCTTTTTTCCGACGTCGGGAACCGATAGGAAGGGACGAATGTTGATGCGCACTCCGTCGTTCAGATCGGGGTTCCAGCCGATAGGCTGCCCCTCTACCGGCTTCCAGCGCACGAAGATGTCGGAGGGCGATTCGCCCGTCAGGATCAGCTCCAGGCGTTTCTTCAACGCCTCTGCTGCTGCCAGCTTTTCCTGAGCGCCGTCCACGCCGCGTTCTGCGTCACGCCTCTGGCGTCCTAACCAATCTCCCAGATAGGTGAAGATCAAGGATTCGAGCGTCTTGTAGTCGAGCTTGTGGTAGTTCACCAGGGCTGCGAAGCCGTCGCGCAGACCGTCCCACACATGCCAGACAAATGGCCGGTTGCCAAATAGCGCGCTGTGCTGGGTGAAGAACTTATCGCGCAGCCAGGTTTCCAGTGACTTGCCAGAGTGATCGGCGGCCGCCAATAATTGGGCCAGGGTGTCGTTGCTCCAGGTATCACCGTAGGCCGCAGCAAGCAAATTCAGCAGCCGGTCACTGGCCGACGACTCTCGCCCCACGGGCGGAATGCAGACGATTCCATCTTTGTCCGCATGACTGGAAAGCGACTTGCCGTGTGCAATCCAGGCACGAGCTTCGCCGGACAGATCCATCTTGTTATCAGACTCGGCCGGCCATGTGTAGCCAAGCAGGCGAGCGACCGCAACTTGAAGGGGGTCTGCAGAGGCCTTCGGGTAGCCGTGAAAGAGCCACTGAGTGGGATCTGCAGAGTAAGGTTTTGGAAGGCCAGCAGGAAAATCACGAGCGGCAACTGACCTCCAGTGATTGACATCGAACGGCACCTTGATCAGCGTTGCATTCGTAACCTTTACCGATTGATCAAGCCGCCTTACTTCGTCGTGAAATTCCGGCGACGAACAGAAAGCCCAAAGCGCGGGTAAGTCCTTTTCATTGAGGGGCCATACAACCGCGCAGTTGTTGTCGAAGAAAGTGCCCTCGTACGAGGTCACAGGTAGCTTTCGCATCAAGCTTACGGTAACCCCTTTCTTACCCCAGGCATCGCCGCCTTGTAGGCTTGCAATGCCTTCACTGGCCAGTTCATGTAGTCCGCCCTCTCCATGCTCCCATAAGAGAATATTGCTCTTCCCGCCAAAGGGCTCATTCTTTAGAACCGTACTCTGATGGAAGCGCCAATCCCCATTGGCAAAGTCTGCAACTTCCCAAAAATACTTGATTAGTCGTTCGCCATCGCCTGTCCGCAGCCCGTACCGAGAATCGGCATACCGTCGGAGTTGCTCAAGACTGGAAATGTTTCCGAGAACGATGCGAGCATCTGGATTCTTGAGTTGTCCTAGTTGATCCAGCAGCAGCAACGACGCAGTTCGAAGGCCTGTCGACTTTTCCGTAGGAGTCTTTGTGATACTCAGATCAATTGTCGGAATCGACTTACCGGCAAGTGGTTTGCCGGACGAAGCCGTAAATAGGATGACGAATGCTCCCGCTGCCTGGGGACTATCGAAAGCACCTTCGTTTAACCAAGCGAGAAGTTGCCATGACGTTTCACGAAGCAAAGCTTCTCTTTGCTTTTGGTACCTACTCAGGAACAACCAGTTCTGCGGCATCACCACTTGTGCGGTGCCATGCCCGCCTGCAAGACTCAACTCCAAGCAGCGTTCAAGAAACACATTTGCCAAGTCGTGTTTTGCTCTGTCGTAATGTGTCTCACTGAAATCTCGGAGTGCATCGCTTTGATTTGCTCGCGAGAGATAGGGTACATTGGTAATAACAAGGTGGTAGCGTGCATCCAGCAAGCGCGCTGCCTCAAGTAGTCCTTGTGCACTCAATGCGAGTTCCCAACGATCGCTTTCTTCATTCGGCAGATTGGCCGTTCGTTCAGTGGCCAACGCCCGTCGCAACATGGCCGTCAAGGTCTCGTAGCTGGACGTAGTCAAGTCGTGTTTCAGGCTACGTGAGGGGTCCAACAAACTGCCCAACAGTGGCGCATCAGAAAAACAGGCGTGCAGTTGGCGCAACTCTTGGCGAACGTATTCGGCGTTGGGCGTCTCGTCGGGCACCAACGCTTCCCAGGCCTGTGCCTTGGCCGCCACCATCAGGCCGCAGCACGCGATATTTGGCGCGGGGATCTCCCGCACACCGAGCGGTTTGCCCGATGCATCCGGATAACGCCACGCTTCCAACGCCACCGCAAACACGGCGATCTCCACGCAGCGCTGGTCCAGTTCCAGGCCGTGGATGTTCTCAGCGAGGACGCGGTTAACCGCCTCCTTGGCGCTAAGGCCCTCCGCCGCCATGCGCATTGGCACCAGCATCAGAAAAGCGGCCACCAGGAAGTGACCCGAGCCGCAACACGGGTCGAGCAACTTGAAATCGGCCAGCGAGTCGGGCCAACCCGCGAACTTGCCTGCGGCCGGCGAGCCGTCTTGCAGGGTGCGGAAGTAGTCGAGCTTGACCGGGCATGACTTGCCTGGGTGCCGGGTAGCCCACCAGGCACCCAGCGAGTTGTGCAGCAAGAAGGCCACCATGTACGGCTCGGTGAAGAGCTGGGTGACCGCGGGCAACTCGTCAGCGCCGATCTTCACTTCCGACTTGTTGATGCGCTCCTTGTTGTCGGCCTGCCAGAACTGGTACACCCAGCCCAGGCTGTCGCTGGCCTTGAACACCGCATCGGACAGGTCCTTGAGCAGACGTTCCAGTTCGCTCTGGTGCTCGGGCGCAAAGGTCAGCTCGAACACCGGCGAACCGGGCTTGAACACCTGCGGCAGCATGCGGGCGGCCAGCTTGCCTGCCAGCTCCCAGCCGCTCTTGGCACCTTCGTCGGGGGCCAGCTCATCGCACTCTTCGATGGTGACGGCCACGCCGTCGTACATCAGCAAGTTGTTGTCGGCCAGGAAGCGCGCGAACAGCATGCGGTGCCATTGCTGGTAGGCCACTTCTTGCACCAGGTGCTGCACCTCTTGCTTGCCATAGGTCGGGTTGGTGCTCTTGGAGTCACGGGCGTCACCGAGTTGTTTGCCGTGGGTGCGCAGGCGGTTGCGCAGCGCCTTCTCGGCATCGCTCAAGAACGCTTCGGGCTTGTCGTGGCCGACGCCCAGTTGATCCACGGCCGCGTACGCAGCCGTCTCAGCCACTGTGCGGGCCGCTTTGACGGTCTTCTCCAGCGCGCCGCGCAGGTCTTTGTCGAGTGCTTGCATCATGGGGAATCAGGCCTCAGTGAAGGATGACTGGGCCTTTTTTCAGGGCCTGTGCGATGGTCTGCTTGGCATCCTGCAGCCAGGCCTCGATGTCTTCGTCGGTCTTGATGGTGCGGTGAGGCAGCTTGACGAACTGCGCCTTGGGCTCCATCAACTCGGCGGCAGCCACCAGCACGGCGTCGAAGCGCGAGTCGATGGCGGCCACGCGGTCGGAGAACGACGACAGCGACAGGCGATCGACCGTGGCCAGCACCTCGTCGGTGTTGGCCACTTGCACCTTGGGTGCGTCGGTGAGGGTCAGTTTCTGGGCGGCCAGCAGGCTGTTGCGCTGCTCGGGCTCCAGCTGCTTCCAGTTGGTGTCGGCGTCCAGGCGCGCCATGCCGTTCTTGTGGCGGGTCTGGTAGTCGGCGTGCAGCCGGTTCAGTTCGTCGCGCAGCAACTGCGTCAGGCTGGCCACCAGGGGGGTGACAGGATCGGGCTCCTCCAACAACTGGCGCTGCTGTTCCAGGTGTGTGACTTGCGCCACCAAGACCTCAGCGCCCGACAGCCCGTTGGCCTGGGCCAGCAGGCGCTTCAGCGTGTTCCAGGCGGGCAGGCGCTTGTCGATGCGCTCGGCCAGATCCGTCCAGGTGTCGATCGCGGCGCTGAGTTCATCGCGCTGGTTGTACAGGGCCAGCAGCTGCTCGTTGCCTGCCGTCAGGCGGATTTCTTCCAGTGTGGTGGTCACGGGGCGTGCCGGACGCGGCGTGTCGCCCCCGGCACGGTTGGCCAGTTCTTGCGCGCTGACCAGGAACTGCGGCACGTGGGCCAGCTCTTCGCCTTGCTTGGCGGTGAGACCGACTTTTTGCAGCACCTTGCGGATCTGGATGCGCTGCGCGGCTGACACCGTGGCCGACTCGACCTTGAACATGGTCTTGCCGATGACCTTGCGCTCCAGGTCCTTCGGGTCGATGGTCTGGCCCTTGTCGTCCTGGGCGCGGATCAGTCCTGCCACCAGCAGCACCTGCAAGCCACCGTCCACCGCGTCACCCGGCCAGCCGTAGGTGGCGCCTTCGAAGTGCTTGCGGATGTCGATGCCCTTCTTGCCGCCGGCAATGAACGCCAGGATGGCTTTGCACACAGCGTTCTTGGCGGGCTCACCGTCGTCGCCCACGCTCTTGAGGGCATCCGGTGCCCCCTTCTGGGCCTTCTCGTAGACCTTTGTCCAGCCGGCGTGGTCGGCGATGTGGAACTGCGGATAAAGCCGTTGCAGCGCGTTGGTCGCGGCTTCCAGCGTCATGTCCTGAAGGTTGTTGCCCAGGATCTCGTTGCCGCCGCCTTGGAAGACGCGGGCGCCCGAGAAGGCCTCTTGCAGCAGCTCGCGGATCTTGCCCTCAGCGGTCTGCTTGGTGGTCTCCATCGCCGAGCGGGCTTCGGTGCCCTCGGCGGTGTTCGGCACGCCGCGCTTGTCCAGCGTGGCGCTGGAAGCTTTGAAGTCGATCAGGTAGTGCCGCAGGTCATCGGCGGAACGCTTGGGGATGAACACGAACACGGTGGGCGACTGGTTGCCAGCCTGGCGACCGTCGGCACGTACCGAGTTCTCGTCGATGCTCCAGCCATCGCGCACCCAGACGCAGACCTTCTCGGCGGCGTCGCTCGGCAACTGCGCATCGAACAACGGGAAGATGTCGCGCGTGACCTTGGACGTGCCTTGGGTCAGCGACAGCTTGCGCACCATCTCGCCGAACTTCTTGCGGATGCGATCGTCGCGCTCCGCATCCACCCGATGGGCTTCGTTGGCCAGGCTGTTGCGCTGACTGAGGAACTCGTCGTTCCAGGCGGCGCTTTCTTCGGTCTGGATGCGGTACTCGTCACCAACCTTCATCAGCAGTTCGCACTTGTCCAGGATGCCGGGCAACTTGCTGCGTAGGGCACTGGACCCCTGCGTCAGGTCTTCAACCAACAGGTCGGCCAGCGTGTCGAGCGTGGCGTGGATGCCGATCTCGTTGTTGCTGCTGGCGAGCTTGTTGACCAAGAACACCAGGCCGCAGGCCCGCGCCATGAGGCGTTGGTCCTCGGTCCCCTTGATCCAAACCATGGTCCGCTCGTGAACCTTGCGCGGCAGGATGCGCGACTGCAGCAGCTTGTCGGCCGCATCGAAGTAGAGGTAATCCGCCGGTACGACGCTGCCGACAGGAGCGTCGACATTGGTCTGGATGACCTTGTGGATCATCGAGAGCTGGTTGCGCAACTGGCTGTCGGTGCCTGTCTCCTGAATCCGTGACGCTCCCTGGCTGACCAGCGGTACTGTTCTCCCAATTCGAGGCTTCCAGGCCCGAATTGCCGCTTGCGGCTGTCCAGCTGG